TGAAGTATTGCTTCACCTGCGATTTGTAAGCCAATGTGTGAAGTTATAGCTTTAGCCGAGTGCTTTTTTTCTATGTGACCTATTTCGTGGCTAATTACACCGGCAAGTTCATCTTCAGAATCAGAAGCTAATATTAAGCTTGAGGTTACATATATCCAGCCTCCCAGGACAGCGAACGCATTGATATTTTTATCCAAAATTACTTTAAATTTATAAGTCACGTTGCTTCTTTTAGAATTACTGGTTAGCGATTGGCCTAAACTGTCGATATATGAATTGACAATTTCATTACGGCACATCTCTAGTGTTTTCTCCATATAACTTGAATACTCTTCTCCCATTTTAATTTCGTCTGATGCAGAAACTAAATTGATATTTCTAAGTGATGCGCAAGAATTTAGCGAAGAAATAATCAAGATTGTCGTTATTAATAATTTCATTTTTGTTACCTCGTTTGTTATTAAGCAATCTCTAAGTTGCTTACTGTTTGCGCGCCAAAATTAATTTCAATTTTCAATGTAACATTAGAAGGTTTTCCTAACTTAGTCCAATTTTCATAAATTTTTTCGAATATTCTATCTGTGGTAAATTGTAAAAAACTTAATCCGAGTTTTTCGAATGTAACATTATTATCCATCAATTCTTGAGTTTGTTCTGAACGTTTCATTTTTGTTCTCCTAAAAATAAAAAAAAGGTAATGGCCAGTTTCCTGGCCATTTACCTGATGAATAATAATTGATTACTGCATCATTGTGTATTCGGCCAATTCTTTCCAGGCTTCTTCACCATGTGTTTCTGCCATTCCTTTTCGAATTACCATTGTCTTGAGCATTGATCGAATGTTAAGATCGGAAGCCTCATCTTTATAAGCTGCCAAGATTTCGAATGCTTCTTCCTTTTCTTCATTTGTTAACATCATTCCTTTAGGGTCCAAGTCATGAAGGATAGTTTTGATTCGATCAACTTTTTCCTGTAAGGTCATTGAAACGTCCACCAAGAAAGACCGTGAAATGATTGGTCCATCAATTTTTTCTACCGGAACATTTGTAATGAAAATGATTTGACCTTTGAATTCGAAGGAATCAGGAAGATCTTCATCAATTCGTTCTGTCCGCCAAGATACGATACGTTTTTCATTGGAATCCAAAGCAGCCTTTAAAATATTCACTGCCGTTTTATCACTAAGAATTGAATCACAATCATCAAAAATAACCAGTTTATCTTGGGCATAATATAATTGCCGATACATAGCTTTTGCAGTTGCATATCCCTTGATTACTTCAAAGTCATAAGCTTCTCGTTTTCCACGATCCTTAAGAACTTCAGTAACCGTATGTGTTTTACCGGTTCCTGCTTCACCCGTAATAATTAAGGAATCCATTACTCCATCAACCACCATTTCAGTAAGTTGGCGCATGAACATTGACCGCTTGTTGACATCAAATTTCTGATGAACCTTTTCTTTCTGAACTTCCATTTTATGATTAACTACCAGATCTTCACCATGACCTTCTGTTTCATCCTCAATATCCGTAATGTTAAATTGAATCGCCTTGGGTTTGGAAAGACCAAAATCGTAAAGAGCTTGTTTGTGTTTGGAGAACATGATCCGAATACCATTATGAACCAATTCGAATTTGTCGGAAGCGGAATTGAATTTGATTTGAGCGGTTGCCATGGTAAAACCTCCAAATGGTAGATTATGATGATTTTTACTTACAATATAATATAACCAAACGGGGGCCAGTATTAAACATAATTCAAAAGAATTACATAGCTTTTTAGTTTTTCTAAGTTATTATTTTATATATACTTATGGCTATTACTCATAATAAACGTAAAATAACTCTAAGATACTCATAGAAATGTCAGAAATACATGCTTTTTTGATTAAATAAAGCTTATTATACATAACGTATTAATAATAAACAACTTATGATCTATAGATAATATGGCTAATTTATTGATAATAAACAACTTATATGTAAACCACTTTAATCAATATATTTTGCAATGTTTTTAATCTTATCATATATTACATACAAAAAAAAGAGCTCCTAATTTCTAGAAGCTCTTTAAACGGTGGGTTTTAAACTAAATAATTAGCGAGATAATGAAACGCCAGCAGTAAATTGAAGTACATTTACTCTATCTGACCAACCATTTTCATAAACTGTGTTAAGTCTGCTTTCTGCATATACTCCTAAACCTTTATACCATGATCTTACTCCTACAGTACCTGATGCAACTCGTTTAAGACCAGCTTGAGTAAATCCTGAATTTTGTACACCAGCACCTAATTCAGCATATGGAAGAACACTAATAACTGGTCTAAATGTATGTCTTACATTAGCTGTAATATCAAATAGTGGAGTTGTGTTATTTGTTGCTGCAACTCTTAGGCCAATTGAATTTGCATCACCATATCTGATTGATGAAACAAAAAGCTTTTCACCATTTACTGAAAGATTAAGATCATCATCAACTACTGCTGCAATTCCTCCACCAGTTTCAAGTTCAACACCTTGAGCATATGCATGACCACTACAATCTCCTCCAGTGCATACATGACCTAATGAAAGCCCTACAATTACTGCGAATGCTACCAAAAATTTCTTCATGTTAATTCCTTTCTATTTGTTAATCAATCTTGGAAAATCTGAAATTCTATCTCTGACATCTTCAAATGTATATTCTTTAACAATTTCACCATTTTTAAACTCAGTTTTTAACTAACAATATATAATAACAAAATGAAACCAGTATTTAAACTGGTTTCATTCTTTTAAGCTATATTATCTAATCAGTTATTAAGCTGATGCAGATGCTGGTTGTCCAATAATATTAAGATCAACGATTGTTACCGTTCCGTAATATTCTGGTCTCACCATTTGTGTAGCCGCTCTGTGCATTACACCCTTACGAGGAGTAAAGTCATTTGGCTCAAAGATAGTAGGAGTTACTACCAATGGTACGTATGGTGCATAAACAAATCCTGAATCCAAGAAGCCTGCTCCCTTGTAACCCATAAGTAATTTATGTGCTGGGAAGTAAGGATCTTTATAAACAGTGAATCTGTTTGTAAGTGAACCAATCTTTTCAATACCTAATGAATATTGAATCTCAGTAGGATCAAATACTGCGTTTGGCTTAAAGGTTGCAATTGATTCAATTACTGATCCAACTTCTGGAGATGTAATCAACCAATTAGCACCTGATCTCATATTTCTCTTGTGAATTTCGTTAGATACTGTAACGATAGTTTCACCAAGTGTTTGATACCATTCTTGTTGTGTTCCATGGAAATCTTGTGCTCCATCTGAAGAGTTCAATGAAATTGTAGAAATAACATCATTTGATGCCCAAGATACATAACGTCCAATCATTCTTGACCATGCTGCATGAACTGCTGCACCTGAAAGAAGTTGACCAAGAATATCTCTGTCAATTTCTGTTGAGATGATTTCTGAAAGAATTGTTGTCAATTCTACTTCAGCGTCCAATGCATGATATGCATTAAGATCTTGTGCAAGTTCTGGAGTCCAAGTAGCTTTCAATTTACGTGTTTCGGCTGTTACAGGAACTGAACTTACTGATAAGTTAATTTCTGGAATAGCTGATGTAGATTCAAAGTCACCAAGATTATTTGTACCGCTATCAACGGCTACGTTAGTTTTTGCTGGTCCTGCTAAGTGAGCAGCTGTAGCATTTGTATTACTCCATGTTACATCCACTGTTGAAGCTTCACTAATAAATACTTGAACAAGACCACCAGTGACATAAGTCATTGTATGATCAACTGTTCCATAATAGTGTCCACCTGAAACTGAATGAAGTGCGTTTAATGATCTAAACGTGTTAGAAGCATCAAAGTTGAATTCACCGTATCTTTGTGGTCTAATTTCGTGTAATGAAGCAAGGTCAGTTGCTGCAGAACTTGAAAGTGTAAAGTTAAAGCCTGATACTGTTGCCCCACCAAGCAAGTAAGATGTTGCTGTTACACCAGAATATGCAGGAGCTGTTGAACCAGTAATTTGGAATGCTCTTTTTGAATATCCTGATTGAAGGTTATAAAAACCGCCTGTAGCAGCTTGTTCACCAACAGCGTCTAATTGCTCATTGTTATTTGGTGGTGCATTATCAAGGTTGCCATATACTGAGCCACCATTTGTAAATCCGTTCTTGACTCTATCAAATTTAAAGTCTAAGAAGAAAAGTAAGCCTGCTGGTAAACTCATTGGCTGTACTGAAACAATTTCATTTGCCAAAAGTTGACCAAACACTCTACGTACTAATGGGAATGCGATTTTATTGAAGTTAGCAACTGCGCCTGTTTGAGTTGCCTCATACATGCTTTGCTTAAGTTCAACAGCCTGGTTTTCAAGAAGTCTAGCGATAACACCTTTTTTGCCTATTCCGCCATATTTCTTTTCTTCATTAAGCTTCTTAAGAAGTCCAGTTCTTTCCCACTTTTCAACAAGTGCTTTAAGTTCACCCATCTTATTAGGAGCTTGATATTCTTGAGTCATTTCTTGAATAAGATTATTCATTCTTATTGTCTCCCATTGTTATTATAATACGTTTGCAAGTTCTTGAAGTCTTGTAAATTGTTCATTTGATTCAGTTAATGTATTCTTTACCGATTGAACATTTCTGTTTGTTCTTTGATTACGAACTCTTGAAGATGCACGATAAGCTTCCTTAAGAGCCTTAAATGTTCTCTTAACTTCTCTTACTGATTCACAGTCATCAAATCTGTCCATAACTGAATTCTTTTCTTTTCTTGTCATTGTTACTTCATTCATGAGCCTAGTAGCGCCACGAAGTCTAGCATTGAAAAGATTTACTTCATTTACTGTTTTCTTCATTGTAGTAAGTGCTGATGCGTATCTTGCAGCTTCTTTCTTAAGTGCAACAACTCTTCTTTTCAATGATTTATTTTCTTTCTTTAATGATGCTTCAGATGCCATATCTTCAAGATCTTCTTCTTCACCACCACCATCAAGATCTTCTTCTTCACTACCACCATCAAGATCTAAGTCATCGCAACCATCATCGAGGTCCATTTCATCATCATCTTCTACGATTTCAATAACGTCATCATCATCACCATCATCGAAGTCCATTTCATCATCATCTTCATCCATACTATCATCTTCATCCATACTATCATCTTCATCATAATCCATATCTTCATCGCCCATTTCAAGAACATCATCTTCTTCAAGGCCGGTTTCAATAATAGCTGGTCCATCACCTTCATCTTCTAAAGGATCACCACCATCACCAACAGCTGGTAGATTATCATTAACTTTCTTTTGTTCACCATCTTCATCATAGCCAGAAGGTTGATCACCACCTGTTCCAAGCGCTTCATCCATTTGTTGTGAAACAGCTTTATGAATTGACGGAGATAAAGATTCAGCTAAAGTTTGCTTAGCCGCTTCCATTGCTGAAGCTTTCATTCTTTTTACTTCTTCTACGGCTTCAGTTACAATGTCTTTCTTTTGTTGCTTAGCCATTGTTTATTTCTCCATAAAATTTCAGACTTTATAAACTTATTATCTAAAATAAATATTGTTTTGATTTGCTTAGATTCATCTATTAGCCTTTATAATGTTTTCCCTAAGCCTACGTTCCTCATCATTTTCCAGTTCAGTTGATAAAGCGTCATATGTTTCTTTATCTTTAGCTTCTTCATCTGGAAGTAATGAATTAGGATCTTCATCTTTTTTCCATTTCCTTTGTTGCTTTCTTATGTCATCATAGAAGTCATCCATCTCATTTAGAACTTCACGAATGATTGATTTAATTTCAGATTTGCTTACTTTCACTATCTATCCTCTATATCAGTTCCATCAGTTAATTTTTTTCTTCTTTTTTTCAATCTTCTTTTTTCCGAAGGTTTAACAAAAAAATCATGTTTTCTTATTTCAACAAATCGATTTTCTCTTTTAAGATTTCTTTTAAATCTCCTCAATAAATTTTCAATGCTTTCGTTAGGTCTAGAATGTACCTCTAAACTCATTTAATCCTCATTTCTATTTTGTAAGAACAGCTTCTCTTCTGTTATTGATTATTATACCTTTTTGTTTTAATGTTGCTAAAAACTCTTTCATATTAATTGTATGATCTCCACCTCTATAAACATTTTTTAGAAATTGTTTTACAGTCTGAAGATTTGTTTGTTTATGTTTTCCAACATTTTTGTTTAGTTTGCTGAATTCTCTATACGCATCTTTTGGATCATTATAATGGTTTTCATCATAAGCCTTAACTGCATATGAACCGCCACCACCATATTCTACTATAGATTTACCAAGATATTTATTTATCACTGAATCAGTAATTTTACCAATAGATTCTAAAACAATCCAATCTGCTTCGACTTCATATTCTTCATCTGAACCTTCAAAATTAATTCTTAATGGCTGTTCACTTGTCAACCAAGCATTTCTATCTATCGCCTTTTCTTTTATATCATATGGTGCTAAATCAGTTACATAAACCTTTTTTGCAGCAGATCTTTGTACATCATAATCCCTTCTTGTTGCTATTCCTTCTTCTATAAATTCAACAATATCATCATCATTAGATTCTTGTTCATAACCTTGTGGAATTAATCCTGGTTCAAAATAATTTCTTCTTTTTTTTCTAGTTTTTTTCATTATACAGCTCCTGGTGACATGCTATCCATTTCATCTACTATATCAGAAAAATCCATATTTCCAGGATCTACTGCAGTATTAACATCTTTTGCTTCAACTAATTCAGTAGCTTTAAATGTCCTATCACCACCTTCGATCATATCTTGTTTTGAAGGAACTACTGCAGACTCTATTAAACCATCTATTGAAGTTGGATCAAATCCATTGCCATTAGAATATTGCGCATCTAATATTTCTTTAGCTCTAAGTTTTCCATTTTGTTGACTAACTGGTTTTTGTTTTATGATTTGTTTAGGCTGTATATGAGTCCTAAGATCGGAATTTTCATCTTCATTAAATAAATCATCTTCATCAAAAATATCTTCAGCGATAGGTTTTTGTTTTTCTAATTCTTCTTTAATAATCCTTTTTGTTCTGCCAAGAACTTTTTTATTTTGTTCAACTATAAATTGTTTCAATCTTGGCAATACAAGCTTAGCAACCTCTTTAGCTATTTCTTTTGTTAGATCTTGTTTTTTTATCTGCTTGTTCATACGATTGAACCTCTCTATTATGTTGTGCTATCATCATTTTAGTATTATGAATTAACGATTTCATATGTGTTTCAATAACTCTTTTACCGCCTAAATCAACTACATCTAATCTTTTTATCTTTCTGTATGCTTCGTTAAGATCACTTAATATTCTAGATTGTAATGTCACCTTATTCTACCTTTATGTTTCGTTTTTTTAAGCCTTTGATCATTCGTTTAAGTGTTATAAGATCGTTTACTTCACCTGATGTAATGTTACCTATAAGCATTTGAATATGATGTCTTCTTATTGTTTTATTTTTTACTAATTCGGGATGACGTGCAAGCAGAAGATCAATTCCTTGCTGTATCAATTGATCTTCTATATGTGGATCCAATTTTTCTGGCTCATCATCTGGATATATTTGGGAAGCATTACTCCCATTAGTTCTATATGAACCAAATTTATTACCGCTAGTCCAAGTTCCAATTCTTCCTGAATTTGCTGTATATCCAGTTTGTGGATCAATTTCTAAGAGCACGTCTCTTAGTTTCATTATAAACTATCTAATTCTAAAATTTCATCAAGAATATTATTAATTAAAATTTCTTTGTTAGATGAAATTAATGTTTGAAATTCTACTGATTCTTTTAAATGCATATACGCTCCGCCAGTTGATGGATTAGAAACAAGATCATAACATATCATTGAAAAATCATCTTCAACCATATCATAACCTTCATTTGTTCTAGATGTTGACCCTAAACCTCTTGATGAAATACCAAGCTTAACATTTCTTTTAATTAGCGATTCAAGAATTTGTCCTTTTGGCGTATCAAGAATTTCTATTTCACCCATTAAACTATCACCTTCCCACCATGACTTAGTAAGAAGATGTGATGTATTTTCTAACTGGACAATTGGAGAATCAGGATGATCACATTCACCTAAAGCCCTACGTTCAGTAATTGCTTCTTGCATCTTTTGATCTTCACGTTCAAGAATAGGTTTTGGATAAATCCTATTATTAGCATTTGGGGCACCAGCTTTTTGTATGATGCCTTTCATTCTAAGAATACCATCACTTCTTGGATCAGTAACAGGTTCTACAGCTTCATGTTCAAAGATCATGAATTCTCTTAATAATTGTTTTTCCATTATAATTTCTCCAATGGAATAAATGGTTTCTTATATGATTCAGATCCTGGATGATGGAAACCCTTTACTCCCCATCCTTTCATATCTTGGCTTAATGCACCTGATATTCTTTCGCTATTCCATTTTTTAAATGTAACTTTACTGCTAGCTGCTCGTGCGATTGCTTCAAAATATGTTTCAATGATCATCTTTTCTAGCTTCAATATCAACAACTTTTCCTTTTGTCCCTTTATTTTTTCCATATCTAATACCCACTCTAGAGCCTGTAGTTATTTCTTTAATAACCTTAACTTCAGCATATTGTTCTTTTTTTGGATCTTCAGCTGTTGGAGATTCTGGAGTAGCTTGTAATGTTTCTTCTGGAGTATCTGATTGTGCTTGTTCTTGCTTGTATTGGTGGCAAACCTTAACAAGAATTTGATCAATGTCTTTTATCATTTTAGAAACATGTGAAAGTTCTGCTTTAGCTCTTCTATAATTAAAATTAACAGCTTTTTCAGTTCCTAATTTCATACCATCAACCATAAACATTCTTGTATATTGTAATGATAATGCTAACATTTTTGTAATATTATCATACAATTCCATAACTTGATTAGGATTTCCTTGTTCAACTATATAGCTAAACAATTGTTCCTTAACAGCTTGTTCAACAACATGTTTCTTTACCTTTTTAGCATTTTCAAGTTGAATGAATTCTTTTGGTTGATCTTTTTGAGTGCCTTTTTTATTCATCTTTTTTCTCACATTGTTCCTTTTTTTTGTTTGCTTGGGATCAAGGTCATCAGAGACACCTAAGGCACCTCCTGAATACATTGCTACAGCACCTACTGCAGAAGTTTCTTTTTTCATGCGATTATGAAGATGGGGGGGCGACATCCACCCAATTTTTTTCCATTGCTGCAACCTTTTCAAAAAATGATTCATTCACTTCTCTTAAATTTTCAGGATATTGTTTTTCATCTATAAAATCTTTTAATGAATATAAATCAGTACTCTTTAATTTTTTCATCTCTTTGGTAGCATTATCATTAGCCTTAAGCGATTTTGCTTCATCTTCCGTTACACCATATTGCTTGCCAGAACTAAAATTATTAATAAAACTTGTTGTTGGGTTTGGGTCGTGATCTGGATTTGAAGGAAATGCTTTTCCATGAGCTTTTTTTCTATCACCATCTAATTTGCTGTTTTCAAAGATATTTTGACTATCTATGATTGCCATTATGATTCTCCGTTAAAATAAGTTTAAACAATCTTTTAATTCGAATGCTAATAATAAATTAATCATGCCTTCAGAGGTCAATGATTCTGCTTCAACAATGTGCAAAAATTTATCGCTAGCAAGTTCTAGTTTTTCTAAAATTTGTTCATCTTCAATTGTAATTTTTGTTTTTTCAATTTCATTTACTACCGCTAATGCTCTTTTTTCAACCCATCTTTTAAATGATTTTTCAGATGGAGTTGTAAGATATTTAATTAAACAATCATTTTGTTCTTTTGTAAGAACACCATTGTATCTTTCCTTGAATTTATTAAATGCAAACAACATAGCCATTCCTTCTTCTTCAATTTGCTCTTTAGACTTCATTGTTTTAAAATTATCAGCACTTTCATTTATTCTTTCAACTTCCTTATTATCAATTAAATGCTCAAGAACAGTATGCTCACAATTTAATTTTTCTTCAGCTGTTAATTTTTGCCCATCATATAAGCATTTAAGACTTGCATACAATTTATAATTTTGAGCTTTGCTTGCGAATAATTGTTTTTTATTTTCTATAGAACTTATTTCATGTAATAGTTTATCTATTTCTCTGCCTAATTTATTTTCATCTATTTCAGCTGCTTCTTCTAAAATGTATTTTAAGAATCTGTCGGCATAAAAATAATTGTTTGTTTCTCCATACAATATTGGAGAATACACTTTGTTATAAACTTCCTTAATATAAGTATCCTCAAGGAAATATTGTCTTATAACAGAAAATATATTTCCTGCCTCTTGAACGTTATCATTAGTAATGTGCTTAGAAACCTTATTATTTAACAGTTCTAATATGATACCAACATTCCTTGTTTTGTTGTGTTTCATGTGTTAGTCTCTTTTAGTTTTATTGCCTACGTTATTCTTTAAATAAATATATTTCTACTGTTGATATGTTTCAGAAATTTTATTTTTAGTTATTCTAATTCTTTTAGTTGGAACATTGTTTTTCAAGCTTTCAAATATTTGTTCAACTTCACTATCGAATTTCATGATATCAGATATATTTCTTGAAAATGGATCAGCCTTCTTTTTCTTATTTTTAATTAAGCTTTTATCTAAATCATCATCATCAATTGCAGCCTCTTCAGGCGCGCCTCTAGCACCTGGAATGTCTTTGGTACCTGCTGCATCTGGTACATGGGATGGATTAGGGCCAAATGAATCTACGTCGTCATCTTCCTCACCTCCTTCAACTTCAGGTTGACCGCCTTCAGATGCTGGCGTTTGTTCACCTGAATTTTCTAATTGATCTAAAATAAATTTCTTTCTTGCTTCATCTAGCAATCTTCCATCAATTTCAGTTATTTCATTGTCGGTTAATCTTAAAATTTCCTTTTGAACATGCAAATCAGAAACAAGATGTGATTGAGCCATGCTTTCAGCAACACTAAATCTTTTATCCATCAAATCTAATTGCATCATTTCCATTACAATAGATGGATTTGTTAACTTAAGATTGAAATTATAAATGTCTTCTTCATCGAATCCTCTAAGATGCAAATGAATCAAACCAATTTTAGCAAGTTCTGATACAACAATTTTTTGAATTCTTTGAATAGTTCTTGCAAACTTTATATCTTCTTGGGCTAAAGTTCCTTTTCCAGATAAATCTTCTTCAGCAGTAAGATAAGATTTTGGTACGCCCATTGCGATAAATAATTTATTTTGTATGTATTCAATATCTTCTATATCACCTTGATTTGTTCCACCTGGAAGGGTTTCGATTTCAGAACCTCTATCACCACGAACTGGAAGAAAGAAATCTTCATCAATTGACATTGGATTGTATCTTAAGTCAATTTGTCCTGTACCTTCAGTTATAAGTGGCGTCCTTTTAAGTTTATCTCTAACCTGTAAAATATAATTTTCAACTTGATTTGGCGGAATATTTGCAACATCAATTTTAAATACTCTTCTTTCAGGGGCTCTAGTCATTCTATAAATTAACATAGCATCTTCAGCTAATTGAAGTTGCTTCCATATTTTTCTGCCTGAATCTAAAGCTGATCTACCGTATGGTAAAAATCTATCATCACCTAATATTCTCATATGTGATATTTGATAATTTTCGAATACTGTATTTCCTTGAGCAAGCCATTTAAACCTTAATGAATTAGGGTCTCCGTTATATCCTTCCTCTCTTTCAATTTCCATAACTGGCAATGAAATTGTTCCAAGTACACCATCTTTTTCAACAACATCTAGAAGATTAAAATGATCACCAAATTTACACATATTTCTAATCCAGTTCCATAAATGAAATTCAATATCAAGCCTTGTATAATAAAGTTCTTCTAATTCTCTTCTTATTCTATCATCTTCTGTTTCAATTTCTAAAACTACTCCACTTTCGCTATAAGTTACAGAGTCGTCTGCATAAATATCAAGTGTTTTTGCTATTTCAGGCGTTTGATCCATTTCTTCATAATCCTTTACACGTTCAGCTCTTTCAGCCGAACCAATCATCGCCTGATTATAAAGTGATGTTGCCGCCCTTACAAATGTATCAAATGCTCTTTTTTGCGCACGTTGCCCAGGACGTTCAGTAGGAACTTTATATGAAGCTCTTCTACCAATAATAATTTTTTTTAGCGAGTTAAATTTATCCGCCATTTATATCATTTCCATTGTTATGATTTTTCAATATTTTTTCTATTCTTAGTAATTGTTCTTGATCAATGCTTGGTTTCATTGTAGCTAATCCAAAATTTAATAATGCAGTTAATACTATTGCTGCTATACTTCCCCACATTGCAGCTTTTACTTTTAACGTTGCAATTTCTATTTTTATTTTTGTTAAGTTATCATTTACAGTTTCTTGCCAATCATCTATTTTTTCTAAACTATTTAGGACAAGATTTTGATATTGAGACCATTCATCATTATTTTTTTGATTCTGGTTCATTAGATATTTTTTCGCCTTTCTTTTGTAATAAGCTTTTCATTTTTTCTAAATTACCATTTGATCTGTATTTTTTGTCTGCATAAGGTTTTTCTAAACTTTCTTCTATAAATTTCTCTATAAATTTCATTTATCTTTCCTTTTTAAAGAAGCCACCTTAAATCTTCTTGTCCTGAATTTAAGTTCATTTTAAAATAATCTGGCAGTTGAGTTCTTGCATTTTCAGGCTTAATAACACCACTATCGTATGGGCTATTAGTATGTCCGATACTTTCTAAAAGCACTTTTTGAATTTCACCGCCAACAGAATTCATTCTTATTGATGTACCTCTAATAAATACGCCAATAGCTAACGCCATTATTAAATCGTCATTATAGCTATCCATAGCTTCTGGTTTTCCATTTTGAAAAACAAATGTTTCAAACTCTGAAGTTAATCTAGAAGAATGAATTATGATATCATGGTTTCTTATATCTTCTTCAATTCTTTGTATCATCAAAGGACGAGTTGTTGAAGATGTTGTAAATCCAGGTATCATATTTTTCTTTGACCTATCCCAAGGATCTGGAAAATCTTGTGATCTTTCTGAGTCAACAAATTTTCTTGTTTTATCTGACCAATATATATTGCTATACTCTAAATCAATTATTTTTTGTATCGATGCCCATCCGTTGTTGTTGTTTTCCACGACCAAAAGAGCGTTGTTATATTGCATAGCCATTTGAACCAACATTTTACCAAATAAGTCAGTCGGTAACTTGCCCTTGTATTCAGCAACTTGTTCATAATTTTCAGTATCAATGACTTGAGCGGCAGAATAATCGTTGCCATCGCCTCTAGCAACATCAGCAGATATAATATATTCTCTACCATTTTGTGGATATCTCCATATCCAAAAATTTTTATCAAAAGCTTCTTTCATTATTGGTTCGCATATATATGGATTTTGTGATGGGTTTTCTTCATACCATTTCATATCCATTGGATCAATAACATTATTACCTGATTGTAAAAAGTCACAATCATGTTCTTGGGCAAAAGCTCTTGTACCTAATTTTCTTCTTTCATTGGCAGCCCATGCATCATCACGATCTGGATGTAATGACCAGTGTAATTTGATTGGATTGAATCCTATCATTTTTCCGCCAACTTCTATTTTTTGACCAGCAATCGCATCTGAATATTGTTTATGAAACCAATTACCCATACCTTCTGGAGTGGATAGCGCTATACAATCTCCGCCTGTAGAAAGTGTTGGTTGAGCAGCAATCCATATATCATCCATACCACGAATAATTGCAGCTTCATCAACTATCAAAAGGCTCAACGCCTCAGAACGTGCAGCATCTTTCGTGGTTCCAGATGCTTGTACTTTTGAGCCGTTTTTTAATTCAACGCTTTGTCTATTATCAACACTTTGTTCTGGTTGCATCCAAACAGGCAAATTAGCAAGGAACACTTTTACTTTTGCCACTAAGTTTGTAGCTGTCTTAGCTTTTGTAGCAAGAATATAAACTTCCTTATCTTTGAAGAATGTTATCATCCAAGCAACATACCCAGCGCATAAGGTAGATAAGCCTAATTGCCTTGCCTTTAATATGATGTTGTATGAATTTTTAAGAAATTCTTTTATGCAATCATCTTGAAAATCCCATAAATCAAATTTTAATAAGCCTTTAGTTGGATGTCTTACTTTTCCATAAGTTCTTAAAAAATATATTGGGTTTTTTCTGCATTTTATGATTTCTTTAACTTGCTTGGACGTAAGTTTCATATATGCATAAGTTCCTAAATTTTTGTAGTATATAATACAATAATAAATATATCACACAAAAAAAAAGAGTCCGTTTAAGGACTCTTCTTAATTTTCAGCTTATTTTGTATTTTTATATTGCCCTATTTATCCACCGCTTGCATGCTTATTAAGATCTTTTGCTGCATCGTCTTTACTTCTGAATGATTTTTTAGAATAATCATGCGTCCATCTATTATTTTTTTTCATCATCAGATATTTCGCCTAAAAATATCTACCACCATCCTCTTCTTCATATGTAAATTCTTTTGCCTCTTTAACAATACTTCTTAATTTCATATTAATATCTCTGCTTAAATGTTTTTTCAGGAACAATTGCAATGTTTATAAAACTGCTTGTTATCCATTTTCTTATATGTCTTCTTCTTGAATTAGGCGAAACATCATGCCCAAATAAATATTCAATCTTTCTTGGGCCGCCGTAATCATCAATTGCTAAAATTTTCTTAATTTCATATGGTTCAATTAATCTCCTTACCATTCTTTTGTTTTTCTTCCTATAAGTAATTTGAAGAAGATTCATATTGGCACGTGCTTTTTTAAATAGCTGATGAACCTTTTTATTGTTTACCATAACTTATCCTTTTTCTGATAAAATAGTTAATTCATATGCAGGCTCAATAACATCATATAAATCATCTCTTTGCATTCTAGTTTGAAATTTTATATGCACCTCTATATCAAAAACTTCTGAACCAGCTTGATTGTCTTCCATACCAGGGGCATCTCCACCAGCATCTATTTTAAATGAACCAACCGGTTTAGCCTTTGCATTAAGAATTTTAATACCTTTTCTTTTGAGCATATTTTGTAAAGAAGCAACATCAGCTTTAACATTTTTTTTATCTACAATAGGAATAGAAATTATAGCTGAAAATGTATTAACTGGATCTGCTGGAGATTCTTCATTTATATTTGGATCATCAAAAACTTGATAATGGGCAAAAAGCGACATAAGATCTCTTTCATTATTTGTATTATCAAGCTGATCTAAAAATTGAATGGTCATATGTTTTTCCCATCCAACCCCTAATAGCATTGAAGTTATTAAACCTTTGACTTCATCAACTTCAGCATTATCTTGCTGTTTAACAGCTTTAATATATTGAATCGCAAGATCTCTTATATTTCCAGTATTAACTACTTCTTTTAATTTCATATTATTTCCCAATTATTAATTTTAGATTTTGCAACATCTATTAATATTTCTGATTCACCATATACAGAACCAAATATTCTTGTATCTAAAACTATAGATCTTGGATTTGTGCCATACTCAATTATAATACCTATTTTGCTTTTTCTATCTCTATCTAAGTGTCCCTTTTCTTCAGCAAATCTTATTGCAACTCTTTTTGTTAAACTTGTAGCAACAAATTTTCTTTTCTTTTCATCTTTAAAAATCATTTCCTTATCAAGATCGGTTCTTTCTCTAAATCCAATACCCCTAAATGCCTTTTTAATTTTTTTCTTTAATTGCTCATTTGTCTTTTTTAATTCTGGATATTTTTCTAATTGCTTTAATATTTTTGGAACAAGTGATTTGTTATTATCATATAAATATGTTTCAACTATTTTTTTGAATTCATCATAATCTTGATCTTGATATAGAAAATCTGTCCACCTATTGTATTGTTCATGTGAAATTGCAATTTGTTCGTTAGATGATTTTAAATTTTGAATGAAATAAATGATAAATTGAAAATCATCTAACTTTTCTTTTGGAAACTCTAAATATGTATATTTGAATTTAGAAAAATTTATTAATGATAATGTTTCTAAATCATCCTTATTAAATGATCTAATCATGTTTGTAGATTGAAAAAACAATGGGTCATCTATTTTAAATGGATTTTTTTGCTTACTGAAAACTATATCATCCTTGTTATTAGCCTTAATAATAATGTTTATTTGCGATTGTAATGATTTTGCAGCTTTATGACCTGCATCAATTGAACCAGATGTAAAAGCCTTTATTGCAGAATCTAATTTTTTGCTGAAACCAGATTTTGCTTGTTTTTTACCTAACATAGCTTTGTTTATTTTATCAAATTCCTTATCCATTTCTGCAATCATTTTCTGCAAGCGGCCTGAAAAACCATACTTATAAAATTTTGATACATTTTTTTTAAAGTTTTTATATGTCTTTACTGTTTGTTCTTCACTATAATAGCTGTACACAATACTCAAAAATTCTTTAAAATCCTTTATTATTTTAAGCTCATTATTTTTTAATTGCCTTACATTTACAACTTTAAATGAATCAGCTTCTGTCAAAAATATCATTGCAATTTCTCTAATGCTTTGAATAAATCATTTTTTATAAATGATCCATAATCTTCCGCTGCATTAGCAACAATACCTTCTAATAATATAGATGCTGCATCTAAAACCTTTCCTACTTGAACCTTAACTTCTTCTAGCTGCTTATCGTTGAAGTCAACGATATTCTTGTAATAAGCATCCATCATTTTTTCTGCATTTTCAGCGCCAAATTGATCTATGAATTTTCTAGCATCTGCAAATGAAGATCCTTCACTGGGAATTGTAATTCTTTCTATATTTGGTTCAATTGAAAGAGATCCACCCATTCCATCTGTCATAACATATGCTCTATACTTATCTGTACGTATTTCGCCAGCTTCATTTAAAGCTTGTTTCAATTTCATATTATTTTCTCTAGATCATTTTTATGAATCATCATTTTACCATCATCCCATTGAACATATGCATGATGATGATCAGCTTTACCAGAAACTATACCTTCTTTTCCTTGCAATTTTTCACTTGGGTTTTCATCTCCAACATATACAACTTTATTACCTTTCCTGTATCTCTAAAAAATGGTGGACCTGGTGACCATCGAAAGTCACGTCCTACTCGAGCTATATAAAAAAGTCTTCCACATTCATGGCCTATTTAGATTTTATGTTCTTAGTCAATAGACAAACCACAGAACATATTTGATTTAACATGTTACAAATCAATGTTTGAATCTACTATATTCCGATACGTTATCGAGATAATTTTTAATCTTATCGGAGTATGATTAATATCCCGCGCTGTCTATGCAGCGAGTGCGTATGTTTCGTCAGTTACTTTTTTGTTCGAATGCACTTCTTTATACACCATCAGTAGTCGAATCCATTTCAGGCCCATTTAAAATTATCCTATGGAACAATAGAACTATTACTCAATGATCCAGTAGTCATAGCTGTATCACCGCCAGAATTATTATAAATATACTTTTCTTTTGAATTAACCAATTCTATTTTAACCGGCTTTTTCCAAAGCCTTCTAATATTCTTACAAACTAATTTAGCATCATCTACATTAAAAATATAGTCAGTATCAGTTGAATGTTCAAGTAATAACATTCCTCTTCCTTCTGCATCTGCATTCGTAATAGATAATGCTGGCAAACCATGATTTGATAAACTAAATAATAATCGCTGCTTTATTTTATCAAATTCCCTATCAGTTAAAACTAAAATTTTATCTGACTTGCTATTACCATATTCTGAAACTTCTCTTTTATCATAATTAAATAGCTTCAATTTTTCGCATAATTCTTTTGTAAAAAATTCATCTATAAAACCAATATCACTATACAATTTTCTTACTTCAAATATTTTTTCTCTGCCTAAACCAAGTTCTTTATCCCAATTTTCCTTTGTATCTAAATCATCACATTCTTCCCATTCTTTTCCAAATCTACCTTTATTCCAACGCTCTTCAATATCTAAAAATATTTCCAAGCCAAGTTTATACGGATTAAGATTTCCAGAACTACCCATTGTTCCAGCATGATGAGTAGCAAATTGAACTATTTCAGAATCATCACAAATTTGTCTTTTAGATAAAATATGTGAATGCCAATAAGATGCCCATCCTTCATTCATTATTTTAGTCATGCCTTGAGGTGCAAAATAATAAGCTTCCTCTCTAATCAATGATAAGATATGTTTTTGCCATGGTTTTAATGGAGCCCTTTTTATAAGAAATTTAAGCAAATCTTTTTCAGGTAAATCCTTATCTGATTCCTCTTCTTCTTTAATTTTCTTTTTATGATCTTCCCTTTCCTTATCTAATTTTTTTGTAGGATTAAGAAAATCATTCATATAAAATCTTTCAGGATCTACATCAAAAATTAAGGCACCATCATCATCGCCATCTTCTTTTTTATTATCAATTATTTTTCCATCTTTTTCATTCAAATCCCTATTTATGAATATAGAATGCCTATCAATTAATGTATCAATACTAAAGCATATATCAATAAAATCTTCAACTTCTTGTGCGCCATATTTATCAATATACCTTTTGATAATTTTTGAATGATTTCCCATAGTACTTAGCATTTTTCTATCTGTCTTATTAAACCACATATTATTTTTGAAAAAATCAGCATGACCATATACATGTGCAATAACCATTTTCTGATCTATCAAATCATTGCTGGTCATTAAATATGCATAAACTGGATCTGTATTAATAACCATTTCTGAGATTCTCATTACACCAAATTTATGTTGCTTATACATATGGTCATATTCTTGCCCAAATGTCCAATGTGGAAATCTTTCGGGAAAACCTCCTCTTGCAGCAATTTGATATAATGCATCCCAATCTACCATTTCAAAAATTATATCAAAATATGTTAATCCCTCTTCTTCTGCAATTTTTTCAATTTTGTATTTCCATTCTTTTAGCTCAGCAGGAAAACTTTTAACTAAATTGAATTTATCTTTCATTTGTTAATTTCCTTTAGATAAGAAAGTCTTAATAGCGTTAAAACAATCATCTCTATTTTTAATTGTATCAATTACAACCTTATCTATCAAATCATCAGTTCCATTTAATGAATCTAGCAAATCTTTACCAAATGAACCCATTCCCATCCAATCAGGTTCTATCATACCTATGCTTAATTGATTAGAAATAGGCAGCAAATCGTTTTTTATAATATCTATAGCTGTTTTTGTATCTTGCGTCCAATTCATTCCATCGCCAAAATAAAATGGATAAATATTCCAATCATCAACTGGATAAGACTTCTTTATTATTTCATTCATTTTGTTAAATGCAGTTGAAATAGATGTGCCACCACTTGGATCATATCTATAAAAATCATCTCTTGTTACTTCTCCAGCAATTGTATCATGCAAAATATATCTTTGATCTACATTATCATATTGTTTTTTAAGCCAAGTTTCTATCCAAAAACACACTATTCTAACTATTTCTAGTTGATCTCTACTCATTGAAGAAGATACATCTTGCATATAAAATATTACAGCATTATTCATTGGTGAAGGTTTTCTTGTAAATGATTTATATTCAAAATCATTATTATAAGGTATATGTTTTGGTCTACCTCTAAGAATAGCCTTTTTCAATGTCCTTTTTTTATGCTTCAGTGAATCAGGACCATTTTGAGCTATAGAATTATATTTGTCTTTTTCACCAAATAATGTTCTATGCCCCTTTGGTAAAATTTTAGGTAATTCTAATTCTTCGCCTAAAATTTCTGCTAATTCATCTAAATCTAATTCAGCATAATGAGAATGCCTTCCTGCTTGATTACCACCTTCAGTACCTTGGTCAGATCCATCGCCTTTTTCAGTACCTATTATATCACCAGCTTCTCCATCTCCTCGTCCAACGCCACCCTCGTTAGCTGTATCATATCTAATTCGTGGCATATGAATTGAATCAACGGGGACCTTAATAAGCTTGCCCCCCTTGATAGATTGAAATTCACCATTGATAACATTTTTTAGATTTTTTTTAACATTGTACTTAAGCTTCTCTTGAAATCTAGCCCTATCGCTTTTAACAGTTGCCATATTTTTAATTCTCGTCTTTGGCGTCTGATCTTGCATAAATTGAAGCAACATATTCTAAAATATCTTGTGCAGATTGTTCATCATAACCAAAATCATTCATTAATCTGCTTTTTACAACTTCAATTTTTTCTTGAGTATCATCATCCATAACGCCATGTGAAATTGTATGAAGTTTAATTGTATCTTTTTGATCATCAAATAATTTTAACTCAAGAGCTTTGAGCAAACGGTCATTAGATTTAAAGTCGAAGGTTTTTCCTTCAACTGCCAAACCACCAATATAATTCATCATTTGCTGCCTAAAATCATCTTTTCTATCTTCTGGAATATCAATCTTTTCTTCGATAGATCTCATCAATCTTTCATCAGGTGGATCATCCTTTCCAGTTATAGGGTTTCTTACCTTTTCAGCACTTGTATATGCTTTAACATTATCAATATAGTTTCCACATAATCTAGCCAGTGTTGAATCATCAGCAGCAATTGCTCGTTGAACCTCGTTTTTAATGATATCTTCATATTCTGTCTTAACTTCTTCTAACAAATCTCTGTATCCTTTTATTACATCTTTAGAACTTACTAGAGAATATGAATCTAATCCATCATCAAGTTCATTTAAAATCATGAATGGATTAACATTAGATTTTTCAGTATTTACTATTGCGCTTGAAAGCCTATCTTGAACATATCTTGGAGAAATTCCTTCCATTCCTTCACGTTCAGCCTTTTCTTTAAGCTCTCTAATATTATCATCATTAAATCCAGGTAATCTCTTTCCATTATATAGTTTCATTTTTTGCATCAATGTAAGTTGACCACCATCAGGTGCTTCAAGCCTTGTTAAAATTGCCCAAATAGCTGCAATTTCAATTGTATGTGGGGCTATATCTTTATCAACCTTATCTTTGCTAAAACTTTTTTCATAAATTTTAATTTCTTCGTCTAATGAAAGAACGTATGGAATATTTACTCGTACAATCCTATCTCGTAATGCTTCTTGCATAGGATCTTTTTGAAGCTTAAGAAATTCAGGTTCATTTGTATGACCAATAATAACCTCATCAATATCTACATGTGCGAATTTTTTAGGTTTAATTTTATGTTCTTGAGATGCTGTCAATAAATCATATAAGAAAGCTGTATCAAGCTTCAAAATTTCAATCATTTCAATAAGGCCACGATTAGCACAATTAAGTTCACCATCAAAATTGAATGCTCTTGGATCTGAATCTTTTCCGTATTCAGCAATTTTTCTATAATCAATATCACCAGTCAATTCTGTTGAATCTTGATTCTTTTCATCCTTAGGTTGAAATGTTGTAACTCCAAGACGATCATCTTCTGAAAATGTAAATCTTTTTACTTTAACATGTTCTAGAACTTTATTAAGATCACCGTCATATTTATTCATTAAGTCTTTATAATGAAGTCTACATAATGGACATAAATTACCTTCAACATTTGAAATACCAAGTTCTTTTCTGTACTTAATAGGAATAATTTTAAATGGTTCTTCATGCATTGGGCATTCAATAACTTCATCATTAATATGCCATTCATGAGTATAAATTTCACCTTCAGGAAGTTTTGTATAAAACTCTAAACCTTTTTTAAGCAATCTTGCAATAGTAGATTTTGAAGAACCAACTGGGCCATGTAGCAAAATGATTCTTTTATCTGGGCCATAACCTTTAGCTGCAGATTCTAACAATCTTACTAATGTCATTAATGATTCATCTAAACCTTCAATAGCATCAAGGCCATTATCAAATGGATCATCAAAGAAATTATAATGAACAATTTTTTCTTTAAGATGAACATATTCTTTTGATCCATGATACAAAATAGCATCATGTAATCTTGCAAAAGCATTTCTACAAATGCCAGGATTTTTTTTTAACTTATTTGAATATTGTTCAAATGAACCTTCCCAATGTTCTTGATCATATCTTTCCTTCTCAAGATTAGAAAGCTTATTTAAATTCATGTATGTCTCCTTTCTTTTTGTGTAATTAAAACTTGACTTGACTATATAAAAAAAATGGCGGAGGGGGTGAGATTCGAACTCACAAGCCATATTTCTATGACTAACAGATTAGCAATCTGCCCGACCTCACCAATGGCCAGCCCCTCCGCATTTACTTTGTTTATTAATAAATGTTATAACTTAATTAACCTTTAAGCAATTGTTTTTTTGCGTAAGATTGAATATTTTCATTATCAACTTCACTGATTGAACCCTTGCCTTTACAAACAGGACAAGATCTAAAGTTATTCATGCCATCTCTTAATATTTTTTCACCCTTACAAACTTTACAAAGTATCATTTTTATTTACCTATCTAAACCAAATGTATGTCTTTTTTTCATTGATTTTTTTCTTTTCTTTTGAATTCTTGCAGCCTTTGGCTTTCTTTTGAATGCAGCTTTTCTAGCACCTCTTTTACGTTTAACTCTTTCAGCAGATCCCATTCTAACTGCTTTGCCGCCAACAATTTTTTGTCCAGGATCAGAAGTTAATTTTCTTTTTCTTTTACCCCCTCTTACAACTACTTTTCTTCGCTTAGCTTCTTCAATAACATCTATTTCATTTAAATAGGAATTAACAATATCTTTTATTACTTCCTTTAATGCATTTTTATTCAAACGACTTCTCCGATAATTGTTCAATTATACCAATTATTTCACTATCATTTCTATGACCAACTGCTATGTAATATACATTTTTTAAAAATGAGTTGCTAACTACATCACCAAAAACTTCAAATAAATAATTTTCATTTTGAAAGCCTATGTTAAATGGTAAAACAACAATAGTTTCATTAACACCAAGATCTAAAAGTTGATATTTTTGATTTGCTGGAAACTTAGCAAAAATACCTTCTTCTCTTATGTTATAATCATCTCCCCAAACTCTCAATGAAGCCATTATGAAATTCTCCTATTTATAATTTCTAGCTATTTTATTAATTTCATTTTCTTCATGTTTTTCTGACTCTTCTATTAAGAAAAATAACCTTTCTTCTGCAGTTTGATTAAGATCATATTTGTTATCTGAAAATTCAGCAAGCTCTTTTACTTTTTTTAAGTCTGGGCTATTTGTTTTTATTGCATCTACCCAAAAGGATAAGGCCTCAATCCATTTTTTTGGCATCATTGAATCTATCGCAAATGGCAGCCTGTTCCCAGACTCACTTTTCTTTATATTTCCAGGCACTGAATCCCAAAAATCCTTATATCCACCATAATTACTAAAAACTGTTGGGGCATCATAATGTAAACTTTCAATTACTTTAATTTCTGACTTACATGAATTGAATGCATTACGTTCAATATATGCTAATGATATATCGAATAATGCATAAAACTTTCCATATTCTTCTAATGGTTTAGCATCAAAAATTTTCAATCTGCTTTCATCAAAATCTGCGTATAATGATTTTACTCTATTTTTATAGAGCATGCTTTCATCTTCAATTTCTTGCTCTTTAAATAATGGCTTACCATCATCATCATATCTAATTTCAATTGATGAATCTTTCAAGGCCATTCCAGCTAATATAAAAACAGTCTCAGGATATTTATCATGTATTTTTTTAAGTACGGCATGCATTCTTTTTATATCTTCATAATGAGATGTTAAACCAGCCCACCCAATTACAATTTTATCTTCTCCCCACTCTGGAATCATTTCCTTTCTTACTTCATTTTTATCAAGATTCCATTGTGGTAATTCCCAATCAAATGCATTTCTGAATATATGAACATTACCCTTTTTATTCATTGGCTTAAATGTTTTTTTAAGCTTTTCTGTTGTTGTCATTATAAGATCAGATTGTTTTAACGATTGTATTGACATTTTATCTTTGCCAGAAATATACCAAATATCCCTCATTGGATGAGCCCTAGGGAGATTGAACTCATTATCATCAACATCATGAATAATGAAAGGTTTAACTTCTGTCTTTGGCCACATTTCAACAGCTGATAAAAAGTGTGAATGTAAATTACCAGCCCTATGCATTATAATACCATCTGCTAATTTTAAATGATTTGGCTGAATACCTTCTGTATACACAAAATTAGCTTCATCTCTGAAATGCTTCCACATCACTCTCATTGGCTCAAATAATCTAAAAAAACTTGTGCCAGTTTCTGATGGTGTGCTAAATACAAATGTTTTCTTTTTTCTATCTATTTCTTGTGGGTTTGTAAAAAATTGCTTTATAATATCTCGTTCTGAAGCATTATTATATTGCAAATTTCTTTCTACGTTTTCTACTGATAAATCCAACTACGCCTCCATTCAATTTTCAAGACAATTTTTTAACTACTATTTAACATTTACAGCTTCATTTAATTTCATATTCATTTCTCAATTTAGATCCGGAAGTATTTTCCACGAAAAGTCAAAATTAAAGAGCAAAATTTTCCTATTTAACTATTCTAGCAGAATAACCCATTTTATAATATTTGCGTTCACCTGGACTTAATGATTTTGTCATTCTTCTTGCTTTTGCTTTCATATCTTCTTTTGTGCCTGTTGCTATTGGTGAACCATCATTTTTGCTGCCAACAGAGCCACCTCTACTATATACACCCCATTCTTCAGCTTCTTCTTCTTCCAATACCTCTCTTATGATATTTTTGATATCTGATTTTTTAATCTTCATGCTATTTCTCTTTAAAAATTCTAAATGTAGTAGCTTTCCTGTCATTGATAACTGGCATTCCATGCTCATCTTTTGTTATTGACTTTATTACTGTTTTTTTATTTTTGAATTTTCCTGTAAGAATTGTATCACCAATCTTAACATCAATTGTTATAGCTTCTTTTAACTTCATTCCTTTGTTCTCTAATAATGGACTAATAATAGGATGAATTTTTTGATAGATCTGATTGATCAAATATTCTTTTCCTGGAATTCTTAATATTTTAAACATCATTGCTATAGCATTTAATAATAGCTTATCCATTTCTTATCTCTGTTATGGATTGGCCGTAAATTCATATGTTCCACGAGCAGTATAAAGAAGTTGTCTTCCAGCCGTGCCAGTAGAATTATGAACTCCTGAGCCCCAACCCATTGGTGTTACTTCAAAACTAACAGGTGTAACCTTAACACCTGAAAATCCATCATCCTTAAGATATTTTTCTGCATTTTTAGCAGTTAAATCTAATTCATTTTGTAAATCAGCATGAATACTTAAATCATTAACAGCGCCATATCTTTGTGTATCTAAAAAGAATATTCCATCTTCAAACCCAATATGAACTTCTGGAATCATTTCAACAAAATTAGCTAAACATTCAATAGCATTATGAACTCTATGATCCTCAACTCTATTAGGAGAAGTTTGATAAACTTCACTCATTTGTTATCTCCAATTAATCCTCTTATCTTTTCTTTCTAACATTACTTATGAATTGTTTGGCAGTTTTTATTGATGGAAATTGCCTACGAAAAAACGGATCATCTTCTATAAAAACAATTTCTCCAGTATTTGAATCTACTACTGATGGCATTCCTTCATCATCATCTTCAGTAGCAAAAGTATTTTTTATTTTGAGAGTTTTTCCGCCTTTACTTTCACTTCTAGCTATCGCCAACATTTCTTTTTCTGTATATGCGGCCTCTTTTAATTTCATTTTATTCCCCTTTGCTACTTACAAAATATTATAATAAAAATTATTGCATTTTTAATACATGAAATTATTTTTCTGAAAATGCAGTTAATACTGCATAAGCTAAACTTGAAAACATTCTTTCATTTCGAGAATATTTTTTAATTATATAAGTAAGTGCAGAAAGAACATTTTTGCTTTTAGAAACACGTTCCTTAATAGCTTGTTATTTCCCTTGTTTCTGGGCTTGAGCTTTGGCCTGTTGCATGAACAACAGCATTATATACTCTACTTTCTGCTTCAGCTAAATTTTTTATTTTCATTATCTTTTCTCTATTTTAAACTTCCTTAGGCCCCACAACTTCAACCTTTGGAACATCCTTTAAATTTCCAAATAAATGTGGATTATACTTTTGGGCACAATCTTGACACATTCCATATGAATTGTAAAACATATCATCCCAATTAGACATCATTTTACCACAAACTTCCTTTGTATCAGGATCTTTCATTGGGCAAAACCAAGGATTCAAAGGTTTATAACCTTCATTTTTTAAATCTTTTCCTCTAGCACTTTTTGGTTTTTTGTATTTATGTCTTGCCCTTACTAAAGGTATTCCTGTTTCAGGATGCCTTCCAACATGTTTAGATGGATTATATAATTCTGATTCTTCTTCAGGCATTAAGCCTCCTATCTTAAGTTATCACCAAATATTTTATACCAACCTCTATCAAGATTAGTTAGTAAATGAGACCATTTACCAATTTTATCTTCGTCTTCTGCATATGCCCATAGTCTAAACAATTGATCTGTAGAACGTAAGGCTAATCTTAATTTATTTTTATATTTTTTACGAAGTTCATCAGTATTGCCGCCGCCTTCTTCTTCCAATACTTCTTTTACAAGCTCTTTAATTTCTGATTTTTTAATTTTCATTATTCCCCCCTTATATCATTGGTGCTTTATGTTGCGTCCATAAATGTCCTTCAAATGCAGATGATGCCCCAGTAAATCCACCAGCATTTACAATTCTAACATATCTATAAGTTCCTACACCAACATATGCAGATGTAGTCATATCGCCTAAATTAATCCACCTTGATTCAAAATTAGAAGCAGATGCAGCAGCTTGAACTTGTTGCTTATTAAATGATTTTAATGCATACATTTGCGGATTAACATAATGATCCTTTTTATTTGGATCATGTGGATTTGCATTATTAACTTCTACTCTATAAGGTACACCAGAAGCTGGAGTATCAATTCCATTAGGCACAGTAATTGTCCAACTTGGAGTTGAAAGCAAATAGCCTGGAGATGCTGTATTTGCATCCATTGTTGATGCTGAAGCTGATCTTATAACGATGCTGTCTATTTGCGCTGTTGTTCCATCTTCATCACTTGCAAAAAATACCCAAGGACTTGCTGCAGTATTTGACCATGTTAATTCTATTAATTGATAATCTGCTGTTGCTCCACCAGCCGCAGTTGCAGAAGCTTGAAAAGAATCACCACCAGAATTAGGTCCTACTCTTACGTATACAGGTCCAGCAGGATGTGTTGGCGCTGTCACTTTTACATAGGCAGTTAATCCATAATCATTATCTGTATCTAAACCTGCTAATTGTTGCGCGAATGAATGACCTTCAGCGGCGGTTACTGCTGCACCAGATTTTGGAAATGCAACAATTTGAGCACTTGCTCCCGCTTGAAAGTCAGTTGTTGATAAACCAGAAATTGAAGTGCCAGCCGTCCAACCAGTAAAAACTTGTTCAGAAGCAAATGTTCCTTCAAAATCACCGCTAGTCGCTCTATCGGCAACATCACCACCAAAAATTGTTGGTGGCCCTAATAATACTAATTCACTACTCTTTAAAGCCATTCATTTCCTCCAAATCTATTAAAGACTTTTATTTTAAATAAATATTCTCTATAATATTGTTTTAACAGATTTGCTTTGCTGGTAAATTAGAAAAAATGAATAGTTGAATCTACGTATTCAATCGTAACATTTTCGCCATTATAAATTGCTTCAGCAATTGGTGGATAGATTCTCTTATATGCGCCTACTGAAATTTCTACTGCACCGGGTTTTGTAACATTTTGCGCACTCTTATCCCCTACCAATAAACAACCTGCTGTATCATCATCATCATTTCCAGTATGAATTAATACATATTCAAAATTAGGAACATCTTGTAACCATAACATTCCTACATGCATATCTCCATATTTTGCTGCATACCTTTTATGAAAACCACCTTCAGTTCTTAATTTTATGTCATAAATACCTTCAGGTATTCTTGTTTCTCCAAAAACTTTTTGTGTTCTTTTTTCATCTTCAATTGTAAATGCTAATAGCTTTTTTTCAAATCTTTTATATCCTGGAACTTTTTCATATAATATTCCAAGCGTGCTATCGCCATTATCGGAAAATCTTTCAACAAGTAAATTCATATATTTTCCTTACATTATATCTTCAGCATTTTGAAATAACATGTCAAGCGCTTCTGCATGTTCAGCTAATTCAGAAGCGTATTCGCCAAGAGCTCTATCACCACCACCTTTAGATTGATACCTAATTATTTGAATTGCTTGATTTATTTGTTTCAATCCTGAATATGCTAATTTCATAGAATCTTTACCTTGTGCTTCTTTTAATTCCATTCCTTTACCCTCATTAAACACAAATGTAGATATCATATCAGCAACAGGACCTCTTGACATTCCCCTTTTCGTAAGGCCTGTTTCTCTTGCCAGCAATTTTAAGAATTTAGCCTTATTTTTGTCACTCTTATTGTATGATAATATGATTGTTCTTTTCAGTTCTTGATTCATTATCTTGCCCTCAGTTTATTATCTAAGTAACTAGATGAGCGACCATGTTGTTTCAAATTTTTTTCTCTTTCTTTTTGCTCTTTATAACGAACATCAAGTTCTTTTATTCTTCCAGTAAAATATTTAATAACTTCTTTTATTTGTGAATGAAGTTTTTGTGATACTTCTGGATTCTTTTTATTATCTTTTGCAAATTTAGTTAATTCTTTTTTTAATACTACAAGTTCAGTATAAGCAGTACTTTTATTGTAGTTATATGCATTAAAAGCATTGCTATAGTTTTGTTTAAAAATTTGCATTCTGCTTATAAGACTTTTAAACGTTGGTTTTGGTTCTGTTGCTTCTGATAACTTCATTACTATTTCCCCATAAACATCTTTTCAATAAATGGTGCTAAGTTTTTAACATTATCTATAAGATGAACTGGAATGTTAACACATTCTTTAAACGCATAAAATAATTTCATACTCTCACCTTTATATAGTAGTGTTAAACTTCTATTTAGCATCTTTAGACAAGATTGATTTTTCAATTATTCTTTCAACTAATGGGCCAACATTCTTCATAGCTCTTTCCCCAAAATAAAATGTCAAAACACAAATATTTATGATCCATAACAACGACATAACTTGTGGCGCCAAAGCAGATCCAGCTAACACTGCAATATTCCATTGACCTGAAAATACACACAAGTCAGTTATCATCACACCAAATGCCATGAGAGGTCTGAATGCACCCCTTAAAAAGATCATGATAGGACCAAGCACTGGCAAAGCTTTTAAATCGCTAGCAGATCCTTCATGTTCATTTATGAATTGTTGAAAGCCTTTTTCTTGTTCATTCCAAGCTTGCATTAATTCAATTTCTTTCTTATGCTCAATTTCTTTAATTTTTGCTGTAAGTTGCGCCTTTTCAGCTTCACTCATTTTATCAGGAAATTGGCCAGCTACAACATCAACAACTGATTCTGCTAATCCACCAAGGCCACCTGATAAAACATTTCCAGCTCCTTTGACTATATCCATCAAACCCATTATTTTTCTCTATATTAAATCCATTTTATTTGGACTTCCTACTTTTCGCCAACCTTTATCTCTGAGCATCTTATCTGCTCTGTCAACTTTGTATTCACCATTGCTTGTTACAATAAGGCCTATTTTAACTTTATCTTTATAAATATCTTTGAGTAACGCATTAACACCATTTGTTATGCTTTGTAATTCTGAAGATGACAATTTTTGATCTGTATTATCTATATGCAAAATATCACCATCTTTAAGTGATAGTTGTTTTACCTTTACTTCAATTGCCGAACTTAATTTTCGAATACCCATTTTCATCCCTTTCCATTGTTATGATATGATCAACTATATCTTGCATCTCAGAAATATGAGATATTATAATAACTGTTTTAAAAATTGATTTAAGGTAGCCAAGCAGCATATTCATGTTATTTAAATTATCAGAATCTAATGTACCGAATCCTTCATCTATAATAAATAAATTACATCTGGGGATTAATGATATATTTGCTATAGCAGCCCTTATTGCTATTGACCCTGTTGATTTTTCCATTCCGGAACCAAGATCTAATGACCTCTTACTATTTCCATCGTCTATATAAATTCCTATATCTCTTGATTCATCATCAATTTCAAGTATAATATCAAAGTCAGTAACATTTGAAAGTATTTTCCTAAGCTCCATATTAATTCTTGGGATAACTTTTTTTATGATCTGTAATTGAATACCGTCTTTTGATAATGCATTTTGTAACATTGATGACAATCTAAATGTTTCTTCAATTTCAGTTAAATGCTGCATGGAATTTCCAAGATCGTCAATTTTTTGTTTTATTCCACCTAATTCAACATTTCGCTTATTTATGAAATTGTCAATTCCATTGCTTTGGTCTGAAAATGTATTTAGATCTTTTCTTTGCTTCGCGATTTCATTTTCTAATCTTTCATTTTTTTCAATTGTTGCTTCATTTTTTTCGTATAGTTTTAATAATTGTTTGGCATCGTCCAGTTCTTTTATAGTATACTCTGCATTTTGTTTATCATTTTTCAATCTTAATTCTAATAAATCTAAAGTGGATGCTAATCTTTTTTGATCATGAAGTTTTGTTTCCAATATTTCAAATTCAGATTCAATAATTTGTGCCTTTTCTATTTTTTCATTTACTTCAATTGCTTCCTTATTCTTTTCTTCAATTTGCAATAAAAAATTGTCTAATGAATTTTTAGCAATAAAGGCCTCAGATAAAAATGAACATTTTTTGCAATAATCATTTTTTTCAAACCAATCATGTTTTTCAAGAATTTCTGATAATGATTTAGCATTTTTTAAATCTTTTTTCAACAACATTATGCTATTCATTATGAATAAATGTTTTTCCTTATTTTCAACTAATTTTGATTTAATTTTGCTGCGTAATAATTCATCAAAATCATTTAATTCATTTTCAATATCGTCTATAGATTTTTGTATTTGCTTCTTTTCATTTTCGCTATCAATAATATGCTGTTTCTCATTTTTTATAAGCATCTCTAAAGAACGAATTTTGCCCTTAATATCTACATCATTAGAATAATCTACATTTTCAATTTGCTTAGTTTTTTCATTTATTTTTTCATTTATTTTTGATATTTGTTTTGATATCTTATTTTTCAGCTTATTAGCATCTGCCAATTCTATTTCTATAGAATCTCTTTCCTTTATATAGCCATCAAGTATTGCATTAAAATCATGCTCCTTGTATTGTTTTATCAACTTTTTAAGTCCATCATTTTCAGCCTTAATTGCCCAATATAATTGATCTATAACATCAAGTCCTAAAAATTTTGATAATGACTCTTTTCTGCTAGCTTGATTTTGATCTAAAAAACTGGATAGGTCATTTTGCATTCCAAATGTTGTTAATCTATGGTCTAAATAACTACCTAACATATTTTTTAACATTTGCTCAGTTTCGTTTACTCTTGCATCTCCAGATAATGGTATTCTTTGCCCAGCAATTATTTCCCATAATGCAATTTTAGTTTTTCCCTTATTTGGATTATCTGGTCTTCTTTCAATAATTCTCATTATAACAAATTTTCTATTATCAACTGAAAAATATATTTCAATTGAAGCATTACTTTCATTTGAATTTATAAGATCTGAGATATTGCTTCTAGATACTCTATCTGACATATTAAATAGACCATTTAACAATGTAGCCAAGAGCGCAGATTTTCCAGCCCTGTTCGGTGCAAATATTCCTACAAGCCCATCCAATGAATCAAAATCAATTGAATTATCCTCTCCATAAGAAAATGTATTTGAAAAATTCATTCTATGAACATTCCAATTTATTCCTCTATTTTTTGTTTCTACTTCAATTGAAGTATTAAATATTTCTGAATGTATGCTAAGTATATTATCAATTTCTGTTTTTGTTAAAGATGAATTATCAAACCAATTTCTAAGTAGTTTTTGTTGAACTGATAATTGAGTAACATTTTCAATTTCTAAGTCTTCTATATCAATATTTTCATTATCGCTAGTCATATCTACTTCAACAGAAAGTGATAATGGATTATACATTTCTCTAACAGTCGAAGCTATGTTATTTAATGTAACTTGATTATATGAAGAGCCGCCAACAAGAACTCTTATGTATGGTTTTTTTGGAACACCTTCAAATGCTAAATTTGTTAAATTATTAGCATCAATATCATTAAGCTTTATTGTATAAAAACCATAGTCATTTTCTACTTTTACAAATTTAGTTGATAATTCTTCTGTATCCCAAATTAAATATCCTTTATCTATTACTTCACCATGATTTTGTTGTATAAGACTACCTGAATATGCTATTTTTGGATTCATTGCACGATCGTATGATAAAACTTGCATTTTATGAATATCACCTAAAAATGCAAAATCATAATTATCAAACATATTAACATTATATCTAGATTTTAAAGCATATTCAACATCAGTTTTTGCTTTGTTTATAGCTCCATGAAATAATGCTATGTAAATTTGATCATCTTTTTTATCATCAATTATGTATGGAAAATTATCTTCATCGTTTATTGCAAAAATTCCATAATTTATGTTATCTTCAATGTTAAATATTCCACTATTTTCCCACAAATTTATAGAATGTGTTAATTCATCTATATGATCTAAAACTGGAGTGATTGCATCTAGTCTATTAGGCTGGTTTACTATACAATCATGATTTCCTACTATTATATCAACAGGAGCAGCTTGAGCAATTTTTTGTAAAAAATCCCTGCCTAATCTTACTGCCTCTGGTGATAAACTTACCTTATTATGAAATAAATCTCCTGCAACAACAATTCTATCAATTTCATTTTCAAATAATGATCTCTGAAAATTATCAAATACTTTGCTATATTCGCTATGTCTTTTTAATAAACGTATATGAATATCTGCGCAATGGGCAATTTTCAATATGTTCTCCTATTCATTTAATCTAGATGCAATAATTTCCCTTAAGCCAAAATTAATCAATTTTTTTGATAACAATTTGTTATAACCTTCTTCTCCAATATCTGCTATATCATTATCATTTTCTCTACTATCTACTATATCAACTTGAATATCATTTTTAAAAAATAATTTTGCTACTCTAGATTGTTTTTGAAATGCATCAGGATCTAATGCAATTATTACTTTTGTTTGATGTTGTAATATTTTTTGGAATAATTTATTGTTTGCTTTTAAGGATGATCCTAATAATGCTACTGAATTTTTCCTACTTAATATTGAATCAAAAACTCCTTCAAAAATATGAAGCTTTTCATTCCAGTTTATTAAATGTTCATTAAATATAAATTCAGTTTTTGGAATGTCTGGATTGGTGTATTTTACAAATGAATCATCTATTGCTCTTGTTATGTAATAATTCAATTTGAAATTAGCATCATAAGATGGTATTAATATTCTTCTTTGCTCTGGGTTGTAATGAATATTGTATTTTATTATATCATCACTATTTAATCCACGTGTTGCTAAGTAATCATTTGCATTATGATAACTTGATTTTTTTTTCTTAAAATACAATTGCATGTAATCATTTGGTATGGCTAATTTCCATTCATTTTGCGGAGAATTAGCATACTCTGGATGCATTAATTGATAAATAGTTGAACGATTAAACTCAGCTAAGGTTTTTCTATGGTTTGAAAAATATTGTTTAGCCTCTTTAAAGAAGCCGAGCTTTGATAAGCAATATTTATGACCTATTCCACTGAATTCACATATCCAACAATGATATAATTCCTTATCTATGTTCACAACTAAATGTGGCTTTGGATGGTCGCAATTTGGACATTGAAATGTAGAGTCACCATTTTTATCTGGCTCTGTTTCTGCATTTCCTAATATATCTTGTAATAATTCAAAAGTTTCATCATTCGTCATATCTCATCATTGCCTTCCCGATAACTACAGCATCCGCGATATCATAAGCATTTTTCGCGATTGCATCTTTTCTTTTCATTTTTGGCAATATAATATCCGGATACCATTCTATAACTTTTTTTAATACATATTCTTTACTAGATAAACCTCTTGGCACACTATGACCTAATGCTAAACTCCTTGCCCTTAATACATTTATATGAACAGGTTTAATTTCAGTATATTCAAAACATTTATAGCTTACCAATGCATTGAATCTAGCTAGCGCAATTATTACCTTTGCACTAGATCTACCACCAGAAAATTTTCCAAGTATTTCTTCTATAGCTATTTTTTCAAAGCAAAACTCTTCAGACAAATTTTTCATCTGAAGAGCAAATATATTAGCTTTATCAAAAAAATCTTTTTCTTTAGAGGTATCTATAAAGCCATATTTTAACAATTTTCCTTCTTTATCGATAACAGCATAACCGGTTGAATTTGTTGAGACATCCAAACCTAATATCATAAATTTATTTAAAGCGCTCTAAGTCTTTATCCTTTCCTAAATCAAATTCAAATTTTTTGGCTGCATTACCACTAGTCGTTCTTTTTGGAATATTTTCCTCAATATCAATATCAAAAAAAGATTCATTTTTTTCTGAACTATCGGCATTATTACGCATTTCTAATTCTTCTGGGTTTGCATTTAATTTATCGAGTTGCGTGAGTATATCTTCGCTATTTAATCCCTCTTCAACCTCTTCAACCTTTGTCATCTCAATCATTTTTTGTGCAGTTAATAACATTTTTGTAATGTTATCTGTAGCTTTTTGCGCAACATTAAGGTATGGATTAGCTTTATCGCCAATCATAAATACATCATCATCAGTTTGAAATCTTGCAGCAATATTGTCGTATATTTCTAATGCTTTTTCTCTTTCTTCTGTCGATCTATCGAAAACATCTTTAAATAAATCTGACAGTGTTTTTCCATCAAATAATTCTATTTCCTTAAGCTTGTTTTCTTTCTTCTTGCTCATCTAAATTCTCTATTGAAATGTTATCATTACTTAGCTCAATATCAAATGTATAAAAATCTTCTACAGATTTTAAATACGTATAGAGCTCTTTCATTTGCCCAACAAAACCAATGATCATTGGTTCATTTGCATATCTTTTTGTGTTAAGAACTTGTTCGCAGTAAACTGTAAATGTTCCTAATTGAGCATGCATATTTCTAAATATAAGCTCTAGATAATTGATTCTATCTAAGGTTTTATAAATTGCAAATGATGTGCAAATTCCATAAATTGTTAAAATGATTATTACAATTTCTACCATCTTTTTTCCTTAATTTTTGGAGCACGCGGAGGGACTCGAACTCTCACAGAACGGATTTGCAGTCCGTTTCCTTTGTCCAATTTGGATACACGTGCTAATGTCTTTCTGTACCATCTTTTCTAACGAGATAATCATCGCTTATCATTTTCAATATTACTCTACGACCACGAGCATTTCTATGTTCAAAAGTTGGTTTAACAACAACGCCTTCCCTAATTTGATTTGAATTATTTCCAACTATTGTAGTGCCCATGTAATATTTTTCTAAAATTTCTTTGCTAAATGGGCCACGATATAATACTGGAACTGTTGGAATTTCAAATGAATCACATAAATCTTTCATTGCTGAATAATCAAAATAATGATCATCTCTCTTTATATCAAATGCAGCAAAAGAATGTTCTATATCATAACCTAAATCTTGAATACCACGTCCATAAATTTCGCCATATAAAATTACTGCTGCACAATTGTCCCAGCTATCATATAATTGTTTAAGCAATGATTTTACATTATCAGTTAATGGTTTATGATATAAGCTCTCAACATCAATTTTTCTTCGTCTGTTATGAGAGCCAATCATGAAAATAGGTTCTTGCGCCTTAGTATCAAAACAATATCCTACTCTTGAATTTGTTCCATGAATTTTTTCAGTTATAATTACATCTTCACCTTCAGCAATCATCAAAGGAAAATTTCTATAGTTTTCAATGCTTGTGTATTTAACAAAAAATGTAGCATCTACTTCTGAATCACCTTGAATAGATTCTTCAGGTGGCTCCCATTTTCTCATTTTATAAAAATCTACAACTGACGTACCTTCTTGATGATGCCCAAGTGGTGGCTCAAATATTAAACCAAAACTCATTTCACCACGTAATCTTACAGCCTTTACTCTTTGCTTAGAAAGGTATTTTGTAACTTCGAGCTGTTCTGAAAGTTCTTCAGTAAGAATCGTATCTGGGGGAACATGGACAACTAGATCTCCAGCCTTATATTTTCCTTTTTGTGTAATAACAGACCACCCCTTCACTATAGCAATTTCTAATTTATCTGCATTACTATGTGATCTTATTTCATCTATTTTACAAACTTCAACAATTAATTCACTCATTTTTCACCTCGTACTTAAAACTTTGGCCTCTTGTAACTAGTCCTCTAAAACCATCTTCTCTTGCAGTTTTCATTTGTGGTGGTTCCGGTTGATAATGATATAACCACATTTTCTTTTTTGTTTCTTTATTCAGCGTTTTTAATTCATCATAGCGGGCATGAACACCAGAAAAATAAGGTGCTGTTTCACAATCATGAAATATAACATCTGCCATATCATAAAAATCTTGAATTTGATTTGGGCAATGTTGTGTATCTGTTGTTAAAAATATATTTTTAGCATTTACCTTTTCTTCTTTTATCATTAAACCATAGCTTGGAACAAATTCAAATCCATTCATCACATGAAGTGTTTGAACTAATTCAAAATTAATTCCCTCCCATTGATTTATAACATTAACATTCAATGGCCTACAATCAAAATAATCTGTAAGATGCATTACTTTGCCTTGAACAGATCCTAATCCACCTTTAAGACTTTCATCCCAAATTCTATGCATTAGATATTGCTCGCAATAAAGTGCAATTTTTGGAGCATTAGGATTAAAATATGTGCAAAATGCAATTTCTTCTAACCCATCAATATGATCTCCATGTTGATGTGAAATATAAATAGAATCAATTTCATCTGCATAATTTGTTTCATTAATCCCTAATGCAGATAATAATCCTATATGCGCATAAGAACCACAATCAATAAGCATTTTTTTACCAGACTCAGCTTCTAAAAGCATATTGCTTTGAAGACTTAACTTATTAAATGCAGAACCACAACCTACGAATGTAAGTTTCATATTAAATATCCTCCTGTAAAGCAACCCATGAATCAGCAAAATGTGCAATTCTCGCTAATTTAATTTTAGTATACATAGCTTCTCTTGATTTATTTGTTTCAATATAAATTCCATCATGAATCAATATTGATGCATATTCTTGATCAGTTAAAATCAATCCGCATTGCCCTAATAATCTTGCTGATCTTTGAGCATGTGTAAGTGCATCATCAAGATTTTTATTGTAATTATATATTTGGCCAAGTTTGGTTCTATGCCATTCTGATTCTTCTGGCATATATTGAGGTATTCCATCATATGTTCCTATTTTTCCAATATCATGGAATAAACCAACAATTACTTTTGAGTCATGCGGCACATCTTCTTCTGAAACCTCAAATGCGCCGCATAAATCAAATATTCTCCTTGTTACTGCTAATGAATGAACAATCAATCCGCCAGGATATGCTGAATGCATTGCAGTTTTTGTTGAAGCCGGTGCAGTAAATAACCTCTCACCTAAAACTTCTAATACATTGTTAACCTGATCTTTTCTTTCATTTGAAATTTTATCAGACTCAAGTATGTATTTATTTAAAACCTTTATTGCTTGATCAACAGCCTTAGCTGCTTTTTTATCAATCATTTAACAGCCCTTTTCTTTCTTGATTTAATAGCGTCAAATGTTTTACAAAACATTAATTCAGTAAGCTTAGGTTGTTTGCATGTTTTCTTGCACCTATTGCACATATTATCATACTTAGATTTAGATATCCATAAAAGTAAATTTTCTCCTACAATATCATGAATACCCTGAAGTTGTATTTCATCTAATTCTTTAGTAAATTTGCCTTCAGAAATAGGCATAATTTTTTTCCACTTACCATTTTCTTTTCTAACTAAAAAACCTCTGCCAAACTTATGTAATCCTTCATTTTTCCAAGTTTCATTTGAAATTAAAATAAATTCATTATTTAATACATCAAATGCAAATTTATGCTTAATTGGTCTTTGACTTTTATATATGTATTTATGCGGTTGAGATAGGACAAGTACTGTCTTATCTGAAAATAATAAATGCGTTTCGATTTTTCGTCTTTTAAGATTCCTATGATCCCTTTGAAATTCTTCCATCAATGTTTCTTTAAATTCATTTCTTGCCCTTAGGACTTTAAATTTTCCAATTTTTTCATCTCTTGTAAAGTACTTTTTATTTGGAATATTTTTTGTAGCCCTTTGGTTTACCTTTACAAACATGTTATTTTCCATATCAAAACAGTGTGTTTTAATAGGTTTGTTATTTCTATCAAGCGGATGAATTTTCAAAAAAACATTGCTCATGCTGCCCCCTATTTTACGCTTTTGGTTGGAGTAAATTCAAAAAATTCATTTGTTTGTAATTCGTCCATTGCTGCAATATGTGTTGCATAAAATTTAAATGCCCATTGCATAGTTTTATAATCTCTATTTTGTTCATATGCTGGATCAGCAATCATAAATGCATCAAACTGGAATGGAGATTGTCTATCAAAATCTATTTGTTTTGGATTATGATTATATGAATATCTTACACCATTCCATTGCCACCCAGGTAATACAAATGCTTCAACTGCCCTATCTAATTTTCTTAAGCTAATGTGATTATTTGCAAGATTTCTAAGCATATCATTTTGATTAGGAAAATAATCTTTTGCAAGAGGAGTTGTTTTGATTTTGAAACCAACTAAAAATGTAATCATCCATGGTTTTAATTTATGTTCATAAAATCCTCCTACTGTTACATGCTTAAACTTTTGTACCTTAAATTTCTTTCTCCATTGATCGGCCAACTTTCTTCTCCAAATTTTAATAAAGCATTTACATTATTTTTTAAACATTTAATCTGTAAAATGCTTGTTTATTTCTGTAATAACATAATCTTCATCGTGTTGAATATCAGATTGCCAAAATCTTAAAAGCTTAAAACCTTTTTTTCTTGCAATCCAATTTTTTATAATATCATTTTGTTTATTTTTTATATGCATTGTTGTATATTTCTTTACAACTTCTGAATTGCCATGAAAAAAATCACCATCAACTTCTATAAGTAGATCATCGCCTATTCTAAAATCAAATACCCTATAAGAATTCGCAAATGGAATTGAATATTCTTCTTCATAAGGAAGGCCCATCATATCCAATATTCTCATCATCATTTTTTCTGGTGCAGTTCTTTTTTTCTTTTTTCTAGCTCTGCCAGGATCTGACATTCTTTTTTTTGAGCTTTTTAAAGCTGTCTTATATAATCTTGCCTTAACATCAATTATTCTTGTATGATATTTATCATATTCACTTGACATCCTTATTCTCTATCTTACTTATTCTTTCTAAGGCCATTTCATAATTAACTTCGGCATTATGTAACCTAATCCTTAATGTAGCAATTTCTTGTTCAGCTAATTTCATTCTTCCAGCTATTGAAACCATAAAATCTAATGGATCAACTTCACTTGGTTTTAAACCTTGCGTATTTAAATCTCCAGGAGTGATTATTTTATTTCCGCTCATTTCCTTCTTTTTCCTCTTTTCTTGGAAGCAGCTTTTGCTATTAAAAATGCCAAACTTAAATCTGCATCTCTTTTATTTTCATCAGTATGTAATGCAACAGATTCTTTTTTAAATGCCCTAGCTGCCCCTGATTCATCCATCATCATTACATGATTTTCATATACATTTTGCAATTTGAATAGATCATTTAATTTTTTACCTGCTACTTGAAATATTTTACCTACAAGTTCATTATTAGGTTGAAGTTTTTCTGGAACTGAAGAATACACAAAATAATTTATTATGTTATTGTCAATCTCTATTTCCTTAAGCTTTATTTTCTTTTGGCGAACCTTTTTAATTCTTTTCCTTTTGCTCATTATCATCTCCTGATAAACTTGTTTTTTCAAGTGTTTTCATAAGATTATTCGCGTAATTAAATGCACCTATTATATGTTCATTTTCTTCCTTAGAAATATTTGTAGGTTTTACATTTTGTGATTGAGCATGTATTTTTTCATCAGTACCTTTCATAATTTTTTCGCCTTCTTTCATTAATATATCTAATGTATCTAATGATTGATTTTTAGCGATTGTTAAATTAAGCAGCACTATGTTAAGCGTCTTAAGCATCATCATATAATCGTTAGATGTAATTGTATCATAAAACTTTTTTTCTCCAGTAAGCAACTCTAATTTTGCCTGAGTAGTATTAATAGTTTGCCTACTTATTTCAATATCCTTATTAATAATTGCCATTACTTCAGTTATTTTTATAAGTTCATGATCTATTCCATTATTCATCCTTTTGCTCCGGTTCCTTAATGATAAGATTGAAACTATATGTGCCACCTGGAATATTATTAATTTCCAATTCATATTGATCTATTAATCTTGCAACATTTCCACCTACTTGCTCAAACATAAAATATAAAAATCTATTAAAATCTTCATTGTTAGAATCATTTTCCATTCCTTCTATAATCAAATTGCTTAGCATCCAATGCTTAAAATTATCGTCTTCTATTAATGCATCATCACCTAAAGTTGTTGGAATTGCCCCTCTTAAAGATTTTGATATATTTATTAATTGATCTTTTATAAGAATAATTCTAGTTGATAATGTTGCTTCATCAATATCTAATGCACTTTCTTCTTCCATTTTACCTCCAAATTAATAACAAGCGAGCTAACCAAATACACATTCAAATTCTGCTGAATTTGTATTATGGGAGACAGTATCAGCGTTGATTATGCAAATAGTTAGCTCTTACAATTTATATAAATATATTCTATCATACTAATAAATCTAGATAATCATCATTTTCCTGTGATAAATAACTCATAGTTTCTTTATCATATTTTAATGCTACATAGTCGCCGCCTTCTAAATCTAAATCAATTTCATATTCATTTACCTTAAGAGAATCTAATTTACTAAAAAAATGTAATGATATTGGCGTAAAAAATTCTCTAGTAGGGTTAACCAAAATTGTTCCTAAAAATGCAACATTATTTTCGTTAAGCATTTCTTTAACATAGAAAAGCGATAATCTTGATAATATTATTTCTGATCCAAATGCTTTTAAAAGCGCTGGTTTAAATAGATTATTATTTAACGCCGAAAATGCTATATTGTAATCTGTAAATGCTACTGTGCCTCCAACGCCATCGTTAATAGTTATGTAAAATAATCTATTTCCTGGAGAATTGCATATGAACCATATTTTAAAATGATTTTCTATAATTGTATTATAAACGATCTTTGTTGCAAGCATTCCTTTCTTACTTCCTTCAATTTCATTAATTGTTAACTTGGCCGTGTCCTTTTTTAGCATTTTTTAATTCCTCTTTGAATCTTTCTAAAACTATCGATGATTTTTTTATAAACATGGCATATATATCATCAGTATCTAACCCTGTTAATAATGCAAGATTCATCCAATATTTTAATACATCTACTAACTCTTCTGCTATTTTATCTTTATTTACCTTAATCTTAGATAATTTATGCGGTTTAAAATTAATCTCATCTAAAACTTCTGTACATTCTTTTATAAGCAATAAAATCATATTTTTAAACTTTTCCTCTTCATCTGCACCAGGAATACAAGCTGCGTCTGGTTTATATCTTGCAAGATATTCTTGTAGATATTTTTGTTGTTCAAACATTTGCTCAAGTCTATCCATTTTGTTATTCTTCCCCTTATGTTGTCATAGAAAATTCATCAAACATTGTATCTTCATGCTTTGCATTTACTAATGCATAACCAAACCTATCTTTTGAAAGATTTACTACAATTACATTTCCATTGATAAGCATCCCACCATATTTTTTAAGTTGATTAGACCATAATTTTAAGCTTATAGATGTTTCATTATCTGTTATTTTTGCCACTGCATATGGTTGCCCTCTTTTTGTCTTTTTCATATCCACATTTGTTATTTTGCCCCATACAGGTTCCAATTTAGATTTCCAGTTACCACATGCCATAACTCCTGCAGAAGTTATAGCCTGTATAAATTCATCACTATCGCCAGTTAATCTAAAGCCAATGAGATCATTTTCAATTATTGCAAGATCCCTTGCACTGTAATCTTTTTGATCTATATTTCCACCAATATTAGACATATATTTTTTTATGATATCATGATTAAACATACCTTCAATGTTATCTATGCCAAGTTTTTCAAAAAATGGCTTTTTTTCCTTTACTTTTGCGCTTCTTATTATTTCTAAAAACTCAATAATATCAACTAATGTTTTTCTATTATAATTTCTACCATTACCAAAATCAGTATTATCAAATATTCCTATTTTTACCAAATTAATGATGTTGTTAACAGAAATTTTGCTATTCATAAAGAAATCTTGAAAATTTTCCCAAACCTTACCATCATTTTTCATCTTAAGCAATTTCTTAATTAAGGCTTTTCCAATACCTTTTGTAGTATTTAATGCAAATTTAAGTTGACCATCTTCAATAACAAACTTATCTGAAAACATGTTAATATCACCCATGCTTAACTTCAAATCTGGAAAACAATTTAATGTCATGTTAATATACATTGGTAATTTTCCATCATCATTAATATGGTCATTTAAAACCTCTTCGCAAAATTCTTTTTTGTATTTCACTTTCATGTACATTGTCCAAAAAGCAACAATCGCATATGATAATGAATGAGATTTATTAAATGCATAGCCTTCATGTCTTTGAATATTTTCAAATGTTTGTTTAACTTCAGCCTTGCTAAATGGTAATTCTGATTCTGGCTTTGCTAATAATTTGTCAAGATAATGCTGTGTTTTTTCTTGGTCATGTTCTTCCATACCTCTTCTCAATATATCTGCATCGCCATAATCAAGCCCTAATAAATTAAACATTTCAGTAATTTGTTCTTCATAAACTATAAGACCATATGTTTCCTTTAATACGTTATCAAACAATGTAGGATGAAATTCATTCTTAAAAACATCAGTCTTTTTGTTCTTTCTTTTATAGAAGTTACTTGCTGCGCCTGTAGCTAACGGACCAGGTCTGTATAATGCATTTGTAGCAGATATATCATTTATAGAATCTGGAGAAATGTTTTTCATTAACTCAGTAATTCCACCTGATTCAAATTGAAATATTGCCTCTGTATGACCTTTTCTAAATTCTTCATAACATTTTTCATAGATCTTCTTTTCTTCTGGATCTTTAACATCTTCAATGTATAAAGGCATATCATATAATTCTCTGATAGTCATACCAACTCTATCCATTACATTTTTAACAATTGATAATGTAGCAATTCCAAGCATATCAATTTTAAGATACTTAGCATCTGTAAGATCCCTGCCGTCCCATTCAGTTATGATTGTATCATCTTTTGTTTTCCTTAAAGGCACAATTTCATAAAGCGGTCTAGACGAAATAATAGTTCCAGCTGCAGCAACACTTAAATTTCTATAATTACCTTCAATAGCACCAACTAAGCTATATATTTGTTCAGCTTCTTCTTTTGGAATTTTGTCCATGAATGCCTTTATTACTGACTTTTCATTTACATTTTCTTTAAATGTTTTTAATGACCTATATTCATCACCTGAAGAATCTATATTTTTAGCAACTTTATTTACATCTGAAAAATCGTATTCAAGATTTTTGCATACCTCCCTAAATAAACTATTTGCTGAATATCTTGCATATGCCCCAATTGGTGCTATATTTGCTTCACCCCATTTATTAGCAATATAATCCCTTACTTCTTCTCTTCTGTATTTTTCAATATCTGTATCAATATCCGGTGCCTTATTTCTCAACGGATTTAAAAATCTATCAAATGATAATTCATATTTTATTGGATCTACTTCAATTATTTCCAATAGCCATGATAATAATGATCCAGCAGCAGAACCTCGTCCAGGCCCAACTAGAATGTCATTATCTTTAGCCCATTTTATAAAATCCATTACTATAAGAAAGTAATCTATATAGCCTTTATCTGCAATTATATTAAATTCATATTTAAGACGTTCAAGATATTCGTCAACTCTATCTTCTGGTATTAACCCCTTATCTCTTTTATCCCTAAGGGCATTTTGCAAAATATGGCCCATGTAATGTTTATTGTCATGTCCCTCCCATCCTTCTGGCAATGTAAATTCAGGCTCTTTTAATGATTCCATATCAATACGTGCATTACATCTTGTAGCAATTTCTTTTGTTGTTTCAATAGCTTCATTCAAATATTTTTCATCTATGTATTTACCATGATTATTTTCATGCCAAAATTTTCTCATGTCTTCTTCGGATGCTACATACAAATTTTTACAGCCAGGAACCATATCATCTGTTGTAATGCTTAACAAAAATTTATGTGCTTCATTATCGTTAGGTCTTGCATAATGAGAATCATTTGCCAATATACATTTAACATCTTTGTATTTTGATTTAATTTTATCAATTAAAAATCTGTTATAATTAAGCTGCATATCAATTTCATGAGGATGCATTTCTATGAAATACTTATCTTCGCCAAATAAATCTAACATATCTTCAAAATGCCTAATTGCTAAATTTTCATCTCCATTAAAAAAATATCTTGCTATTTTAGATGCAACACAAGTAGTTGTTGCAATTAATCCTTCATGATGATCCCTAAGTAAATTTAGATCAATTCTTGGACGATAATAATAACCATTTTTATTAGCATAATAATTCAATGTATAAAGATTTTCAAGCCCTTTTTGATTTTCTGCTAATAAAATTACATGAGAAGTTCTCATTCTAGTTCTTTGTAATTCTTTTCTTTGTTCTCTTGATAATGTTTCTCTTTCTTCATCTGAAATAGGGCCTGAATTCATATCATCTACAATATACATTTCATTGCCAAGTATAGGCTTAACCCCAACTTCTTCGCATGTTTTTTGAAATTCAAATAATCCTGCAAGAGTTCCATGATCTGTTAATGCAATTGCTTGCATTCCTAATTCTGCAGCACGTTTAGCATTATCAGCAGGTTTTGCAACACCATCCATTAATGAACCAGATGAATGGCAATGAAGATGGGTATATGTTTCAATTTGACTCATAATCCCTCCGAAAATACAAAATTAATTATTTGCCCTATATTTCTTTCAGTATTTTTAAAGCTATCATTATTTAGCTCTAAATAATCAATGCCAAGTTTTGGAAAAGCAAGATAATATTCTTTATATATTTCAAAATTTTCTTCTTCGTTTGTATAATCCTCTCTATTTTTACGACGTTTTTTAATTACATCAAAACATGAAGTAGTCAAATGAATAAATTTTGCATCTGGAAAATCTCTTTTTAAATTTATCCAACTTAAATCTTGATTTCTTTTAAATACGTTTGAATAAACTATATCAGAAACCGCTAACCTTATTGCAATTATGGGGGAATCTTGTAATTCTCTTAATATGATATAGCTATGATGTCCTATAAGCTGAATTGTTTTATTGAATTCTTTTTTAGGTATTTCAAGTTCTTTTGTTATATTACTTTCTAAAAGTCTATAGTGTTTTCTCAAATACTTCATTAATTTTTTTGCATAAAAACTTTTTCCTGCAAAATCAGGACCTTCAAGTACTATCATTGGCATCATGAATATAACCTCCTTAATTTTGTTGGTGTATATTCTATTGAATAGTTGTTAATAAATTTAAACTGTTTAATCATCAAATAATCTCTATCATATCTTCTAAACGGTTCTAATTCGCATGCATAATAAATTGCCTGCAATGATGATGAAGATAAAATTACTTCTGGATCTATTGTATTAATCATATACATAGATTTTGAAAGCAGTTTTAAAAAATCATTTTTTGTTTTTAATTTTGGGAATTCAGCATCTTTAAATGCATCATCTATAAATTTTTCGTTTAATTCATTTGGATTACAAATCAATAAATCAGTGCTACGTGCGTTACAATGTTGCTTAATTGCTTCAGGTGTATATTTTGTTTTATCAGTTAATCTTGATGCCAATAATGTTTTTTCATGTTTTTCATCTATAAGTTCATGCAATTCTGAATAATTTGTTAAATCTCTCATTGCAAATTTATTTAAAAATTCAGTTGAAAATGCTGGAATTAGGCTTATTTCTCTTTTTGATAGATAACTTAATATTGATTGCGTATGTTCGAAGTATGTAAATACCCTATCTGATACATCAATTGATTCCAGTATTCTGTGAATTTTTCCATGATTAGGATGTTGCCATGAATGTTTATAAAATGGCATATGATCAAGTATTGTATAAATCTTAAATGTTTTACTGCAATACCTTCTTAACGTTGCAAGATTTGGGGCAATAACATCATTCATATTAATTACTAAATCTACATTGTTTTCTTCAATAACATTTTTCCAATATTGTCTATCAAAATCTGATCTTTCTTCATCAATGTTAATACCAAATTTTTTACATAGAATCATTACATTACTTTTTATTTTCCAAAAATCTATATATTTTTTTACGGCCTTTAATCCACCTCTTACATTATCAGGAACAACAATTGTGAAATTGTAATCTTCTTTATCAACACCTTTGATCAATGAAAGCATTGTATCTGAATGTCCATCTTTATCAAATAGATATTCATTGTTTTCATAAGACCTCATACTGTATTGTTGAATTATCAAAACATTCATTTTTCAATTCCTATTTTTTCATCAATGCTATGAATAAGTTTTGGGCGATACAATGGAATATCTGGGCAGATTTCTTTAAATGCATCATCACATATTTGACAATTTATTCCACACATTTTATCACATGGAAAATCTGCATTTTCAATCCAATGATCTATAAAATCTTTTAATAAACTTGAATCAATATTTAAATCAGCATGATCTTTATCTAGCAACCATAAATCCATTAAGTTGCCATTAAAAGTACCCTTAGAATAGGACTTAACGATGGGTAATACATCTTCGATAGAATGAGTTCTTCCAGTAATCTTAAAATGCGATATCCCCGTTTCGTTGAAATATTTGTCGTACCATTGTGGAAGAATAAAACGTGCTTTAAGGTAAGATGCTGGGCTTTGTATTCTTGAAGTGATACATCCACCAGGGCCTTTAATTGGATAGCCTTCAAAATTGAGTTCATCGTTTCCGCCATGGGAATGGACCATATAACATGAGTTTCTGTAAAGTCCATAACAAGGAATTCCTCCTATTGAACAAAATTCATTTGCCATAAGTTCTGTTATGATACCAAGTTTATCGGCTTCTTTTTTGAATTGATTTAAAAATTTAAAATCTCTGTTGCGATACAAATTCATGCATACTTTATCTACATTAGGGCACATTTCTTTATATTTTTGTAATTGTCCAATAGTTTCAACATGCATAATTGTAGAAATTTCAACGGCAATATCTGTATATTTTGCTACTAATTGAGCTATCAATGGATGTGCTACTGTAACTCTTTTTACACCATAAAATTCTATATAACGTAAAAAATCTGCAATTTTTAATTCATTTTTTTCTAATTCACTCAATTCACCAATACATGAAATATTAAGAGTGTAATTAATTTCAATTCCATATGTAATTGCCTTGCTAACGTATGCTTCAAAATCTTTTTTAGCAACTAAGGGTAATCTTGAATCTGGTCTAGCAGAACCAATTGGATCTAATCCTTTAATTGATCCATACATTTCCACTATTTTAGCTTTTGGATTATCATCATTTAATTTTTTGCAAGCAACAAGATAGTCAAAAGTCCATAAATTTCCTGCCATTAATTCATGAGTCATTCTAAAATCTCCAATGCAGCTTGATATGTTGGATGTAATTTTTTTATCAATACCTTTCTTTCATATGTTTTTCTTATATGTTCAGATATATCTTTTTCTATTTTATCTATAGCATATATTTCTAAGAGTCGTATAATATCGCCCCAATATTTCCCATATTCATCTGCATGATCATCTGGAAGATGAATATAAGAGCCTGCTACTGCAGATTCCCTGATTAATGTTTCATGTTCTAATACATGATTTAAACCATCTAATACATTATCATACATTTTTGGCATTGAAAAATTTTCAGGAATAATATAATCAGCTTCTATAATTTTTTCTGCAAACTTAGTTTCATTTTCAAAAAAGTGAAAACTTCCGCCCGTATGATAATAATTTCCAATTTCCACCCCTAATCTTTTTGCCATGTATTCTTGAAGCATTGTATTTATAAAAACATCATATGGCATTACAAATAAAACACTTTGAGATCTCATAAAACATATCATATCAAGCTTATTATTTCTAATTAAAAATTGATAACCAATCGTACATGGAAAATCATTTGTTTGCATACAACAGCTATCAATTACTGGATTATATATAGTAGCAAATGCTCTCCTTGATTGTAAATCCATTTTCAGTCTAGTTATAACATTTTTCAGTTGATCAATTTTTATTCCACCATTGCCATTACTACAAAACATCAATCTTTCACCATATGCAGCTCTATGTGTTATACCATCATCTGAAAGTGCAGAGGCCTTAGGATTATAATAACTAACATTTTTTAGAATATTATCACCTTTCATAATCCATAAAAAATGACCCATAACTTGCAATATATTAAATTTTCTAGCTGGGTTTAAAATTATCCTGCTTAATGGATTTTCTATTTTATAGCTTAATCCTATTCGTTCCCTACTTGCTTTACCATATGTAATTGATGAAGGATCTGTAACAGCATCTATTTTATTGCCCCCAAATACTCTATATATACAATTTATATACATATCTTCTATTGTCTCAAGTTCTCTTGGCATGCCTCTCCTTAAATTTTTCTTGTTTTAATACCATGATTATTTAAAAAATCTATGCCTTCAGTTATTCTATAATCATCAATGTAAATATATTCTTCAATTCCAGCAGCTATAATAAGTTTGGCGCAATTTATACAAGGCGTCATTGTTACATACAATTTACAATTGTCAGTTCTTATTCCATATCTTGATGCATATCCAAGACAATTTTGTTCGGCATGAATCCCTTCTAAGCAACTACCTGAAAGATCTTTTCCGCATACTTCTTCGCCGCCATCTGCTATACAATTTATTCCACCAGATGGCGGCCCATTTACACCAATTGAAATTACTCTGTTATTATTAACAAGTAATGCTGCTTGTTTTGTTTTTGCACAACTGCTTCTATATGAAAGTATCTTAGTAAATAAAATAAAAACTTCTTCAAATTCTAATCTACTATTATCACAATAGCAATCTAGAATTTGTTCTAAATCCTCTAAGATAGTCATCATACAAAAGTTTCTCCTGTTGATTCATCGTAAATTAACTTTGTTCCTAAAAAAATCTTTGGACCTATTGTACTATATCGTGATACTTGCCCTAATGTCATATGTTTCCATATTTCATCAATTGTCTTATATTTTTTAGCAAGATTTTCTACCCTATCTTCAAAAAATAAGCCTGGTTTTTTTACTTCTTTTTTAGCTGGCCTAACATCAAATTTAGGAGTTAAGTAGCTACGACGAATTGTTGTTTCATTCATATTTTGTTATCCCTCAATTATTAATAAAAATATTGATATTATTAAACTATTTCGCAAACACCGCTAGAACAAGCTAATTCACCTTTTAAATTTGTATTATCATTCATTTCAATTACTTTTGTCAAATCTATTTCATGTAATTTTGAAAATAATTTATCAAAAGTCATGCTATCGCAATCTTCAAATGGGGCTTGAACATATGAACCTCCATCAAATGGCAAGCATGCTAAACCATTATAGTGCTTTCTATTTTTCCACATCCATTCACCAACGTTATCCCATTCTTCATTTTTTATAGATACTGTTGCAGAAACATTATGACTGTTATTTCCTTGTGAATGCCCTGAATCAATCCAATTTTCATGAAAATATTTTATTCTTTCTAATAAATCAATTGCATTTTCCGTTCTATATATTGAATAATCTGGTGCCTTTTGCGGGATAGAAATAACAGCATCTATTTTAGGCTTAAAAAAACAATCCTCTAATAACTCTGGATGATAAATAGAAAGATACGAATAAATTGCTTCATTTTTTCCTACTCTTATTCTTCTTATGTAATAATCATTATGCCATGCATGTATCCCAGAAGAACAACCCAATACTAATGATGATGTTCCAGATGGTTTTATACAAGTCATTCTTGCAGCTTCATTAATACCTATTAATTTTGAAATTTCTTTATTAGTAGATTTGACTATATCGGCAGCTTTCTCTAAAGAAAAATCAAATATTTTCTTACTTGCTATGCCAGTCATTCCAACGCCAATTAATGCATCTTTTTCAGTTGTTCTTTTCCATATATCTCTAAGGTAATGAAAATCTGTATATGATGCTTGTAATGTACCTAAAAATGCTGCCGCTGCTGCCCTTTCATTTAAGTCTTCTTGTGATTCTACATTAGATACATTAATTTCTGTAAGATTACAAAATTGAAATGCCCTTAACGCAATTTCACAACATGGATTTGTCCCCCATTCTATATCATTTGTAAAATATATTCCTGGCTCGCCTGCATTAGATTTTTCAATTTTTTTCCATAAATTTTTGAATTCATATTTTTTAATTCTATGTCTTGCAATGCATGCAGAATTATTTGACCTACCTCTTTGTGGATTTTCTTCCCACCAATTTCCAAATTTACATGCTGCCATTTCTTCATCATCCATAGAAAATAAAGATATTAATGCAGCCCTTCTAATCCCGCCTGCTAGAACAGCATCGGCAATATAACATACCATATCATGAGCTTCAAGTGTAGATAATTGATTGCCATCATGCTTTCTATCAAAAACTTTTTTAAGATTATGCAAACAATCCTTTAATGGTTCTGGCCCAGGTGCTTTACCACCACTTGTTATCAATGCTGCGCCTTTTACTCTAATATCAGAAAAATCAAATACTGGCAAAGATTTGCCAGAAAAATAAGCTTTCATTAATGCCTTAATTGCATCGGCCCATCCTTCAATTGAATCGCTAATTAAAAATCTACGTTTTTTTGTAGGTCTTCTAATTTCTGGTAATTTTTCAACATGATGCTTTTGTACAGAATAGCCAATTCCTGTCCCACCTAATAATAGAAACATTATTTCACCAAACGCCCTATAATCATCTATAGGAAGATAGGCACAATTGTAAACTCTATTTGGAGAAATTTCAATTGGTTTTCCAGCAAATTGCATACTTCTCATGGATGGGCAAATCTTTTTTTGATAAACAAATTCATAAGCGTTATCAATCATTTTTAAAAAATCTAAACCTAAATGCTTAAACTTTTTTTTGTGCATCTCTTTATTACGATATACTATTTCTTCCCATGTTTCCCTTCTGTTAAGTTCTAATAAATATTTAGCATATTTCATATGTACTGTAATATCAGATAAAATTTGTTGTGAAATATCCAACTAATCTCTCCCTATCTTTCGTTATCGTAAATCATTTGTTGAATTCCATTTGCCCTTATTAACCATACTTCAATTCTTGCATGCTGATTATATTCTAATTTTACACTTGATAAAATACCATTAGCATGCCTTCTAATATCTTCTTCAGTTTTATCGTCTTTGTTAAAACTACCTACATTACTTACAGATGATTCATCAGCGCTGCTAATTATTAATGAAACTGAATATTTGTCTTTCATATTTTTCCTCTTCCTTTGTTATACAATCTGGACATCTATTATAGCGATGCTTACCTATTTCTGTAAATGAACTATTTTGTAACATAACTTTATAAGCTCTACTACATTTTGAACAAACGCTAAGTAAACCAATAGCCATCAATATTCTCCATGAGTCTTAAACCATTTTCCGCTTTTAAAAATTAATGCAGTTTTACCGACATGTAATTTTTGATGTTTATCGCTAGAAAACCCGCAGTTTAAACAATCAAGTTTAAGTTTTCTTTTTTTATAATTTTCATATTCTGTAAATGTTATCATAACTTCAAATTCTTTTTCACATTTTGTACATTCAAATAAATGAAATGGCATATTTTATCCTTTCTGCGCAGCTTCTAAATTTGATAATCCTTTTGTATCCTTATATTCCTTAAATAATGATTGTATATCTTCCTTTAATGTTTCTTGTTCATCTCTATCATTTAGCTCAAATAATTTAATTGATGCAATTTCTGGATGAAAATCTACACCAAAAACTTTTCCGTCTCTTCCTATTCTATTTTTAGCAATAAAAAATTTACCGAGGCTATTTTCCTTTTCAAACATATTCCTTGAAAATGTTCCCATAAAATCTACGACCATAGCCTTTGCATAAGCATCAGCAATTTTATCTAATCCAATAATATCTTCATCAAGACCAGACCTATTTGTTTGAGATGCTGTCCAAATCGGAACTTGAATTTCCATTGAATAACCACGAAGTTCTTCGTAAATAGATTCCAATTCCCAAGTTCTTTGGTCATATTCTCTGGTACTTCTCATTAAATCTGCATAATCTAAAATGATAAGGCTAGGATTAAAACCAGATGCTTTCAATCTATCAATATGAAATTTGATTTTATTAATATTTGCAGATCTTGTAGGAAATTCTTTTATTATGAGTTTGCCACCTTTAAAATCTTTTAATCTTTTATCAACTTCATCATAATTATCACTTAACATTTTGATAGGAATACCTGTAATACAGGAATCATATCTTCTGCCTATATTTACTTCTGATAATTCAAATGTATAATGCACAACATCAACACCTGCTTGTAATCCACCATAACCAAGTTGAACTAACCAATAACTTTTACCCCCACCAGTAGGTGCCATTATCATTCCAATTTCACCATTGCCTAATCCGCCTTCAAGAAAATCAAGACTATCAAGCATAGGTAGCCCAGTAGGAACAGTTTTTCTTGAATTAGTTTTTGATCTTTCCTCTAATCTATCAAAATATTCATGGCCTGTGTCGATAATATGAACATGCTTTAATGCAGCTTCTATTCTTGGTTTAATTGCATCTCTTTTATCATCTTTTAACAATTCAACAGAATCAAGAATAGCTTGTTCCATTTCTTTATCTGTACAAAAATCATGCGCGACATCCTTAACATGCTCAATTTCAGATTGATTAATATTTGCTTCAATCTCTTTTATGATAACTTTGCAATGTTCTCTAGTCGTATCTTGACCGATTTTTTCTAATTCTATTTTTATGGAATCATATGTTGGAGGGGTATTATATTGTTCGAAATAACTAAAAATTACTTTCCAAATAGTTTCATGCGCACCGTTAAAATAGCTTGGTTTACAAATAGCTACAATTTGTTGAAAAAATTTATTATCAATAAGGCATGCTTGAATAACTCTATTTTGAAAGCTTCTACCAAATTTTTCAAAAGATTCATCTCTTTGCATTTTGTCTATTTTCCCTTACTCGAAAGATATTTTTTTTGGATGTATATTTGTAAATGCATCTACCCAACTTAAAACATTTTTTGGAGATATTGAATCTCTAATTAATGCCAACCTAAAAGATGTTTTTTCATAAGCTGGAGTGTAATTAGTAAAGATTCTCTCAATAGATCTGATAGATTGAAGGCTTATATCAGGGTCTAAGAGCTGGATTAATTGATAGTTTCTTTCGAGAAGTTCCCTATGCCCGAGATATTTTTCGTATTTTTTAGACTTATTAGTTTCCAGTTCTTTTTTACAAAAATCAATAATGTCATTGATGTTATAAATATCCCCATTGCTTTTTAAAGATTCTAGAAAAGCAAAATCTTTTGCAACAGTTTTGGCGCCTACTCTTGGAATCCCATCTATATTATCTGAATCTCCAGCAACACATTTTGAAATAATGTAATTTTTAGGATGAACTCCTGTTTCTTCAATAACCTTTTGAGTAGTTATAAACTGCCCCTTTTTATTCTTCTTTGTTTTTACAGGTCTAAAAATAAATGTATTATCATCTACTAATTGATAGTAATCTCTATCAGTAGATATTATGAGATTTTCAAATTGATCTTTATCATCAAACATTTGCTCAGTCATATATGCAATTACATCATCAGCTTCTAAATAATCAATTGATGCTTGATAAAAAGGCAATAACTTTATATATTCTCTAAGCAATTTAAGTTGATTGCTAAATGCTTTTTTTTCTTCTTCTGGTGAACCTTCAAAAATTCTATTGAAACCAGAAAATTTTCTTCCTTCTTTGTATTCATTTAATATTGCTCTCCTTTTCTCAGATGACCCCTTTCCTTCCCAAACAAAAATGAACATATCAGGTTTGAACTCATTTATAAGCATTCTAAAACTTTGTAAACAACCATACAAAGCACCTATATGGGCGCCTTGATCATTTGTTAATGGTAACGATGCAAAATTTCTTATAAACATATTCATTCCATCTATATACATTATTCTTGTTTTTTTCATTTATTAAGCCTTTGCATTATAAAAGTTTTCTAATTCAAGTAAATCTAAATCTTTTAATGCAGCGCTAATTTTAACAACTCTATCAACTCTATAGACTGTTGATAATGCTGGATAGTGTTTAGTTCCATAATTATACCTTTTTTCCTTAACTTCATCCTAATATATTCCATCATCGCAATAAATTACACCCCAGCTTTCATGTATGCTTAAAACCTTTATTCTTTCAAATTCTTTAATATTTCCTTCTTTATCTCTTTCTTCATTTATAGCATCATGAATTAATCCTACATTCATCTATAATGAAGAACCACTTCTACCAGGATATGAAATAACATCACCTATACTTAATTCCTGATCAAATGCACCTTTAATCATTTTAACTACCTCCATTCAATGGATAAACTATTGTTTGTTTTTCTTCATTCCAATCCATATTTTCCACTCTTTCATGCTTATTTTTAAATGAATATTTCATAGTTGCCCAAGTTCCACCTTTCTTATTTTCTAAGGCAAATTTATTTGGAAATGCAAAAAGCTTAGTACAATGATTAACCATAAACTTATCTCTAATATGAAATGATTTAAACCAATCTTTATGTGTTATTTCATTTTTTAATTCTATAACTTCATCAGCATATTTATTTACTGCGTCTAACGCACCTGGATGTAAATGATCTAGCGTATCTGGAATACATGCTATGAGTGATTTTTTAAAATTAGTTAATGCAGGTTTTGTTGAGCCAATTCTAATAAGCATTTCTGTATTAACTCCAACTGCACATCCAAAATATAGATTATCAATATATTGGCATCCAACTAATAAATCTGCTACATTTTGCATTACATCATTATTTTCATTATCCATTATATCGTATTTTCTAGAGCCAGTAAAAGCTACATTTATTTTCATTTTTTTGCCACCTTTTTTATTTGTATATAAAATCCTATACGAAGAACTATCTTCAATAATATAACAAAAAGGTCACCAGAAATAAACAAAAATCAGGTGTTTTTGACAAAAATATAGCCCCCATAGATTTTCCTATAGGAGCTATAAATTTTAGCTGTGGATTTGATTGATTTACTTTTTAACTTGTGTACTTTACCCGAAAATCCCTATGACTAAAATGTAAAAAACTAACTGGGCTATCATTCTTCATTTTTCCTTTCTATCCAATCATCACATTTTGTTTTCCAAGAAAATTCATAACATCTATGAATATCTATAGACAAATTTAATATGCTGCCTAAAGATATACAGCGAGATTCATAAAAAGTAGTATTTTTTTCAACTTTCATATTTTCACAATTTGAACAAGCTTTTTCTTGGCATCTAAAATTTGTTTCTTTTTGTCTTTTTTGAATCTCGCTTAAGATCATATTTACTCCGTCACTTCTTTTAATTCTTCGTATTTAAATTTTAAGCCAAGCGTTTCCCTAAAATATCCTTCTAATACTTTAACCAAATCGAATGATGAAACAGTTGCAGAATGTTCCATTTGTTTCGTATGCCTGTTTACTTGAGAGTGAATTTCGAATTTAGGCATGTTTTTTCTCCTGTTACAAGATTTGAATTATTCTACTAACGAATTAAAAGTTCTTCAATTTTTTCACCTGAATATAATTTTATTTTTTTGTCCTTTGCAGCTTTTCAATAAATTAATATCGACAGCCCATACTATCATTATTGGATACTTCAACAATTTTTGTATTGCCCATTGTTCTAGCTATTTTCATTGCAGCAATTTTAGCTGAAACTCTACCACTTTTAACATCTTCCATAAGCTGTAACAATTCTTTATCATCCACAATCTCCTCCTTTTTTACTGTTTGCCATCCATCATAGATTTTACCATCATAATATAAAACTGATTTTTCTTGACTTTGTTCTGGATTGATTGGCAAAACTCTTTTACTTGTTTGTAAACCACACATTTGTCTAAAGTTTATATCAACATCATCTATTCTACAATTCTTATTACATCCTAATAAAAAAGGATCATCATTTAAACCATATTCATAATTAAACTCAATAGCTAAATCAACAAAATTTTCGTTATCTAATTTAAGTTCTGCAAATCTTACAGAGTTTATTCCGAGAGCTTTTGCAAATTGAATATATTTCATGCACTGAGCTTTACTATCAATATACCCCACAATACAATTACAATTTAATCTAATAGAACTACCCATTATTTGCAATTGCTTTATGGAATCATATAAATCTATATAGCCTAAATGGACACCTGTAATTATCTTATTATTTGGAAGGTCATAATGATGAATTGAAATATTAATACCGGCTAACCCTACAAGATTTTTTCTTACCCATTTTGATGTTAACATTACACCATTCGTGGTAACATAAACTTTTCTTCCTGCATTTGATAGACGTTCTATAATTTCTTGTAGTCGTGGATGGAGGGTTGGTTCGCCGCCGAGAAGGATTATATTAGTTGCATTTGTTTCTAATATTTTGTCAACTAAAATATGCCACTCAACTTTTTGCTTTGGGTGAAAACCATTTTTTTCTATACACCATGAACAAGAGCCATTACAATGCTCAATAAGATTAACTTCTAACCAGTTGCTGAAATTACCACCACAAAAATTATCAATATGTGATTTCATTTTAACCTCTGTGTATTATAAAATATTCCCTTCGAGTGCGCCACAATCGGTTCCTGCCAGTCATTGCTGTAACCGATACACTCCCCTCAGCCTTAAAGCAGGTTTAGGCCTACACCTAAGAATATTTGGTTGCGGTGGAGAGAATTGAACTCTCGCTTTGTTCCATATGAGGGAACTAGCCAGCCGTGCACCGCATTAATTAATGTAAAATAAGAAGGATTCGAACCTTTCGAGTTGGCCTCCACTGCCATGTGGTCTCGCCAGATTTTTGCGCTTTAATCGGCTTTATTTTACAATTTGGAAGCGGAGGCAGGAGTTGAACCTGCTATCCCGACCTTATGAGGATCGTGAGATGGCCGTTTCTCTACTCCGCATTATTTTCTTCTTTATCTTCTACTAATTTAACAGCACTTATTGTTAAGTGATCATTCATTAAATAAGCAATTTAAAATACTATCTTTTAATATATTTGCCTGCCCCTGAAAATCCTCATTAGTAAATGCCCAATTAGACATAAAAACCTCTTAATCCCAAAGATTTTGAAAATACTTAGCAAATAACTGTAAGCCTTCAGTTATTATTTTTTGGCGTCTTTCGCCTTCTTTTAAATATGCTTGCCACTTTTCTTCATCTTTTTCTGAATGAAATCTTCCATCATCATCAACCCAACCCCTAATAAATCCGGTTTCAACATCATCATCACCTTTTAAAATGTATTCAAAAGCAATAATCATCTTATCAATTACTGCCAACCAGATCTGGAAATTATGATCATGATGATCACCATCTTGATTATCTTCAATCAATCCAGGTTCATCTAATTGACCTGGATATCCATGAAGTGGATAATTTCTAAAAGCTTTTAATCTTGGAAGTATGTACTTTGCTAATGGTTGATCTAATGACCATAATTCTGTATCATCAAATCCCCTTGTTCTTCTTTGATAAAACCATTTGATATGTCGATCTGTTATTTTGATGTTATCCCATACAGTTCTTAAGAACCAATAATAAGCTCTTTCATACCATGGAGTTTTTTCTTCTGGGCCGAAAAGTATACATTTTGACATAATTATTTCTCCTGTTTAATATTTAAGTAATTATGTCATTATTAGCCTTTGAAAAAATTGGTATGAACAATGGGGTTCGAACCCACACTTCACCAATATGTTTAGATTGGCCGCGCTTCCATTATTGCGTATGTTCATATATTTTGGTAGGACAGGTGAGGATTGAACTCACTATATAATATGGTAGCCCGGGTGAGATTTGAACTCACTATTTCCACCTTATCAGGATGGCGCCGATACCAAATTGACATCCGGACAACGTATAGACGAATGCATTTACCTATTTATGTTACTCTCATTTTTTTATGGCAGGCTGGCCAGGATTTGAACCCGGAGCAAGAGGTTTGGAATCTCCTATGTTTGCCAATTGACACCACCAGCCCTTAATTTTTGGTACTCGGGGTGGGACTCGAACCCACGATGAACTGGATGTAAGCCAGACGATTTGGCCGCTAATCAACCCGAGTAATTTTCCATTTTTTTTGAATTAATCTATAGTGACTTGGTCCCATTTTAACTAAATCAGTTTCATATTTTGTGTTTTGTATCTCAGCTATTTTTTTTACCAATAGCTTTGAATTTTTCATCTGTTGTCATGTTTTTCATTTTAATGCTGCCGCTATAATTGCTGCGAATATAACAAATAATAACAAAAGCGTAACAGGAATCCAAAGCGGTGCTAATATCCATAACCAAGACCAAGCAATATAATTTGTCAACTTAAGAACTATAAATATAATTGTTAACAATCCAAAAAAATCAATGCCACTAAAAGAACTACTTGAATCAGCCATTATTATTCCCTTCTAAGATAAATTGAATAAAACCTTTTTCACGATTCCAACGTTTCCAATAATTTACATGTTCTAGCCAATCTGCATATTCAATCATAATAGCACTGTATATTATAACAATTATTATAAATGTCATTTAGTCATACCGAATTAATTCCTAAAGATATAATTTCATCTAAATTTCTTTTTGCAAATGTTGCTGTTTTTCCATCTTTTCCTTCAACAAGATATAAACCACTTTTGCATTTCTTAAGAATTGTAACTACTGTACCAGCGTATCGTTTTCCTTATGAAGTCATACGTAAATCACCACTACCATTCACTAAACATAAACTACTAATCTTAAGATCTGCCATTTTAAAACCTCATTTTTTTAGAGGGGCCAATCTTTATATAACTTCCTCATGTTTGAAAAATGCCCCTCTTACCCTGATCCACACTTAGGCTATATGGTGCTCCCGGAGGGAATTGAACCCTCTTCATCAGCATATAAGACTGAGGCCTTAAACCAGTAGACGACGGGAGTAAATATTTGGTCGGTGTAGCAGGAATCGAACCTGCGGCCCCTTGCTCCCAAAGCAAGTGCTCTACCGGACTGAGCCATACACCGAATTAATTAACTTACAAATTTTTATATTAAAATTGCATTCATTTATAAACAATAAAACAAAAATAATATACTTACGGCTAAAGTATAGAAAAACCATTTTAGCTTTCTATCTAACAATTTTCATTTCCTATTTTTTGGTGCCTAAGGAGGGAGTCGAACCCTCAAGGCCTTGCAGCCACATGGTTCTTAGCCATGCGTGTTTACCATTTCACCACTCAGGCAATTTATTTTGATATTTAGATCCAGAAGTATTTTCCACGAAAAGTCAATCTTAAGGTCTCTAATTTAGTAAAATTCTCTTTAGTTCTTTTACAAAAAAAAAGATTTTACTTCTTATTTTTATTATTTGTTGTAATACTGATTTTTTTATTTTCATTGATTTTCTCTATGCTAAATTATTGAATATACATATTTAATTCATATTTACCAGATTCCATTCCATAAACTTGAAAGTGCAATTGTTTTCTTTGCTCTTTACCATTTTTATTTAATTTGACATGAAATGAATTTGATTTGCCAACAGCAGGTCTTCCTCTTTTTTTGCCTGTTGAAACAGAACTAAACCATTCATTATCATTAATTTCATATCCTTTTTTTTCAGCATAATCATGTGCTGCCTGAGAAGCAGAAATAAATGTAGGATGATATAATTGATAATTTGTTTCTAACAATACTTTACTTAGTTTCATTTGAATTCTCTGATTTATTATTTATTTTATCAATTTCTTCTACCACTTTTTTGTTTCTTTCATCATCTTCTATTGTTATAGAAATAATGCACACCATTCTTTTATTTCTTCAATTGCCTTAAGAGCATCTTATGTGAATGCTTTCCATGAGTATCATCGTAAAACTCAATATAATAATTTTTCAATTTTTGCCTTAATTCTTTTAAAAATGCTTTGTTTTTTAGGTTTCATTTTTTTTATGTGCCTAACATCACTTAATCGCATTTTATACCTATCATACATAATAAATACTCCTTATACAAAAGAATTCAATACCTATAATTTACTACATTCAAAATATAATAGGGGTCTACGTTCCAATTAGAATCTTTACTGCCGAACAGTAATATTTTAACATTTGCATATATTTGTGCACAACATATGCATTTGCACGTTGTATAATATATCATTCATGACTAAGTATATTATTGATAACTCATTAAACTACCCCACAAATCTAAAATTGCTTATGTTTTTTTGGAGCGGCATACCGGCTACGATCCGGTATCTTCAGGGTGGAAGCCTAATATTCTGCCAATTGAACTAATGCCGCATTTTATTTAATGTTACCAACCTTTCAAAGCTTTTTCAACTTTTAATTTCTTCTCAACTAAATCACTTTGCATTTACTATTAAATATATCACATTTTATATATTCAATCATAAAGTATCCTTTACTTTATTCCTGTAGAACCAAAACCACCTTCACCTCTGTCTGATTGTGAAATAGTATCAATTTCATGCCACTTAATTGTATTAACTTTTTTTAAAACCATTTGCGCAATTCTATCACCATCGTATAAGTAAAATGCTGGTGCCGAAAGATTATGTAAAATTACCTTTATTTCACCATGATAATCACTATCAATAGTTCCTGGAGAATTAGCAACAATAATATGATTTTTAGCAGCTAAACCACTTCTTGACCTAATTTGAATTTCATAACCTTCTGGAATGTTTAAATATAAGCCTGTTGATATAACTTCAGTACAATGTTTTTGTATTGTTACAGATGCATTAAATGTATCTATCCATGCCCTAATATCCATTCCAGCTGATCCAGTTGTTTCATATTTTGGTAATTCATGTGGCGACTTATTGACTATATCAATTTTCATTTTACCGCCTTATTAAAATTTATCATATTTAGCACGCAATTTTTTATATGTTTCAAATTCAGCTTTTTTTATTTGTTTTTTATCTTCTATTCTCTGTAATCTTTCTTCTTCTTCTTTACGTTTCTTTGCTTCTTCTTCTAGCATTTCACGTTTTCCTTTTTCAACCTCATAAGCTTCATCAATTCAAAAAAATGGGAGAGGGATAGGGACTCGAACCCTAAAGCCACTCTATTCGAATGACCTAACAGTTTTCAAGACTGTCTCCTCATCCAGCCGGATTCCCTCCATATTTATTTTTTAAATCGATATATCCAAATATTATATCTAATGGGTGCTGCATTTTTCTTTTAGGCCTAATATAATAATTGAACTCTCTTCTGCATTGATAACATCTGAATGGATGTCTTGTACCATCAGGCTGTAATGAAAATCCATTGTAAAACATCATTCTATGCATCAATGCAATCTTATGTATTTTTCTTTTTTTGCATAATTTTTTGTGGAGCTGAAGGTCGGATTCGAACCGACGTGGACAAAAGTCACTGGATTACAAAACCAGTCCAATCAACCTCTATGGGACTTCAGCTCATATTTGGTACCCCGTACAGGGTTCGAACCTGTAATCTTGTGGTTAGAAGCCACATGCCCTTCCAGTTGAGCTAACGGGGCAAATTTTTATTTATGGACCAAAATGATATAAACCACCCTTTGACATTGGGCTTTGTTCTTTTAATGGTCTTTGACAAATAAATAGATAATCACCAATTGTTTAAAAGTCACCATAATTAGCATGCTTATCAAACTCTTCAAATTCTTCTCTTAATCGCCATTTACTTTTATGATTAAAACGAACATCTAAAATACGTTGTTTAGATTCACCACTCCATGCAACACTAGAACCTGATCCGAAACAAACAGCATATTCATAATCCATTATAATTTCATTATCGTTTAGAGTCTATTATTTCTTTTTTCTCTTCATCCGTTAATTTATTCCAAACTTTGGTTGCCATGGTGTTGTTCTCTGTGTTTCTATTCTAACTTTAAAATCTACATCCATCTTTGTATTATCAACATCCTCTTTACCGCATCGTTTACATTTTGGAATAGAATAAGATGAAGTTGGGCTGTATTTGTAATCATACCATTTGTCCAAATGTTTAAGAATCAAATTTTGATTATCTTCAAGTTTTTGAATTTGCTTAACATTTTCTCTAAGGTTTTTAATGACGATGTTATATTCATCTATACCTATTTTTTTATGACCAAACCACTTACAAACGAATTTGAACATTATTTACTCCACTTAAAATCTGTTAGCATTTCCAAAGCTTTTTCACTCAATTTAGCTTGAACTAAACTGTCGGCCTTAGCCTTTATATATTCATAACGTTGATTAACTTTTTCAGCAATTTCCGCATCTACAGCTTCATTAAATCCAACCAATTTACCTTTATCGTAACCAGAATAATAACCACTTCTATAAGACATAAAACTGAAAAACAGGATTAATGTTATACCTAAAACTATATTCAGAATTTTTGTTGTCATTTTATTTGATCCTCTTGATGACGCCAAAACCTTATTCCGTTTTTGGATTCTTTGATTTTTTTGTATAGCTTATTTGAAACATTAAAAATTTCTTATGAACCAGGCGCTGAATATTCATATGGAGTTTCATCTGGCTGCCTATCCCAATATTCTTTTATAAATTCATCTGCATCAATTTTACTAAGGTGTAATGTACAACCATCAGGTCTGGAACCCCAACCTCTCTCATGTTCTGCCCAATGTACTTTTACAATCAGTGGCATTATAACCTCACTTAAAAAAATATGGTACGGGTGGTGGGATTCGAACCCACACTACTCAGGGCTTAAACCTGATGCCTCCTGCCTTTGGGCTACACCCGTATTTTTTAAGAAGCATTAATCTCAATTAACATTTCCACCGGAATGTGCTAATCTGTTGATTAAATTTTTTCATCATTAGCCTTAACGATCCGGTCGCCAGCTGTCTGATGTTGTTTTTCGCTTTAAAAAAATTTCCATGGCCTTCTTTAAAGCTTCACAAGCTTCTTATTATTTTTAGTCACGAATAATTGTTGTTTCAACTTTTACATTTCCAAGAATTTCTGGATAAGAATTTGATGTATCAATTAGATCAACATATTCATTTGTTACTTTTAAAAGATTTTCATAATCTCCAGACATAGCGTCAGCCTTATATTTTGCATCCATCTTTGAATCAATTTGCCTTAATATTTTGCCAACTATCCCCATTACAACAAATGCATTTCCTTCAGAGCCAGATAAATCCACCATAACTTCAATACCAGTCTTAGACATTTGTAAACCTTTCATTAAATTTGGTGCTCCCAGTAGGAATTGAACCTACAACCTCAGGATTAAGAGTCCTTTGCGCTACCTATTGCGCCATGGAAGCATATTAATCCATTCGAGATTCAACAAAACATTCAATTCCGTTTGCTTGAAAAACTTCACTCATAGCTTTTGCATGAGCTGTTTTCTTTTCCATGCTTTGATTATGTTCGCTTATTGAAATATTCCATCCACCATAATATCGTTTATATCCAATATCATTTTTTCTAAGCCATCGTGCAAATGAAGATGTTGCAGGCTTAATTACAATTGAGGCAAATCCACAAACTCCATCATTTACTATATAATCCTTTTTAATTGCAGATTTATCATTTAATGGATTAATTCTTTCAGTTACAATCATTGGAGTAGGAATATGCTCCTGAGCCTGCCTAAAACCCATCTCATTAGCAGATTCATAAAGTTCCTTCCAGTGTTGATCTCTTGAAGTCATTTCATTATCTCCTATTTGAATTATTTTACTTACAGTAGATAATAAAACAAAATCTTATATTTTAAACTTTTAAACTGGTCTCCAGTAAAGGAATCGAACCTTTATTACAGAGTTCGTAGCTCTGCGTCTTGTCATTAAACGAACTGGAGTTTATTGGTGAGGGGGGGGATCGAACTCTCGACCTTAATTTTATGGTCCCCTCGGTAGGATTCGAACCTACTTCCAACTGGTTAAAAGCCAGCTGCTCCACCATATGAGCTACGAAGGGACTGCAATTTTTTAATACATTCAATTACATTGCATTGTTGAAAAAACTTTTCATATTGCTTATCAGTCATTTAGAATCCTTTCCATCATTTCCTTTTTCGTGAGCAGGTTCTTTTTTCTTGTAGTTTTTAACTTGTTCTTTCAAAGTAGATATAACCGAATCTACGCAAGCTATTTCAATTCTTTTCATTTCATTTTCTGCTATTTTTTGTTTACCTAATTCTTTTCTGTATTCTTGAAAATGTTGTAAATATTCTTTTGTTCTAATCAATTGTCTTTTGTTTTTTATACCTGTTGGATTCATCGGCCCATTCCTTCTGGACATTTAATCCATGATAATTCTATATGATCTTTTTCTAATTTGTTATTTTTCAATTTAAGATCATATATTTCTCTCCAGAGAATTCTAATAACTTCAGTTAAATCTCTTCTTGGAAATTTTTCATCATTCAAATTTTTAATTACAAGAGCAACTAATTCTTCATCTGTTTCATCGCATTCGCATCTATCATTTCTTCCACAATTTCCGCACATATAAGTAACCTTTCTTATACGAACCTATCAAATAAATTTAACTCATGTTCTCGTTTATAAAAAGTCTTAGGCAATTCAATTACAGAAACAACTTTTTTAACTCGATCAGTTTTCTTAGTTGGTTTTAAAACAAAAACTGAAACATTGTTTAAAGAAGTATTAACGGTATTGATGAAGGTTTTCATCTTAAGCTCCTTTAAAAAAAGTTGGATGCTCCGGCAGGAATCGAACCTGCATCGACTGGTTCAAAGCCAGTAATCTTGCCGTTAGAGGAGACGGAGCATCATATAAATTTATAGCAGGGTTTTTTAAAAGGTTACCCCACAAACTTTCCCAATTCGTTTTCTAGCAGACTGGGACTCTGGAATCCGGGAGGGTGCAAATATTATCTTAAATTTTATGCGCGTAGAAAATAATCATATATTTAACTTGGTCACTTGTTAGCTGCCTTGCTAGACGATTACGACAAACCCTCAAATATTTGGCTGGAGGAATGGGACTCGAACCCATCTTTATCCGGATTAACAGTCCGGTGCTAGTCGCCTGGACAGCTCTCCCCCAATATTATTATTGATTTCTAAAATTAACAGTTGATGGATACATAAGTTCTTGTTTAATCCATCTTACACCCTTTACTACATGATATTGAATTTTCAACCTAGCCATAATAAATTCTAATTCTTCATGACTAGATAATCCAAACTTCTTAGCGCCAAGATCAATAATTCTCTTTAATGAAATATGATAAGAATCTGGTCTTTCGCTTCGATCGCTACTGTATTTTCTTTTCAAAGTTTCTGCAAGATCTTTAATTTCATTAGCTTGGTTAAACTGGAAATTTTCATGTAATTTTTTAAAGAATTTTTGCTTAGGATAAGGTTTCATATCCCTAAGTTCTAAGTATGTTATTCCAGCCAATGATAAAAATCTAGATTCAAGTTCTTCAATATTTAAATTGAGTTGTCTTTTTCTATTTTTCAAATCTTCTAGTTTTTCATTAATCCAAGGTAGCATCTGTTCACCAGAAATAAACCAAGAATCATGTATTTCAAAATCGTTAAAACCATCTTTTTTAATATCTTTGCCTATAGAAAAAATGTAATATTGAGTAGGTAATTTTTTTGATATCGTATTTTCTGTTGGACTTGAAACTATTTTAAAATCAATATTCCTATAATCAAAATCATATCTTGAAGTTTTTAATTCTATAGGAAAACCAATATCATGATTTTCTTCTGTATAAGCATCCCTTCCATCTTCTTCAACAGATGCAAATAATTCAAAATCTTTAATTTGCCTATTTTCTCTGAATGTTAAGCCACCATCTTGAGCCATTATATTCTCCTTATTATATTATGGTAGGCCAGGTAGGAATCGAACCTACTCAGGCTAAGCCAACGGTTTTACAGACCGTCTCCACTCTCCAACTTGGACGCTGACCCATATTAAACTTACTTTCCTATATAATAAAGAATAACATCATTTTAAACTACTTTTCTAATTAATATGTCACTCAAATTATCTAAATCTTTTTCTTCATCATTGAAATTATAAAACTCCCAATCATCATCTTCATCCTCTAATAACCAATTCTTATTTTGCCTTGCTGTTTTTCTAGCATGCTTCGCTTCTGATTTAGTCATCTTGAAATTATCTTCTTGATCTCTAAATTTCTTACGATTTGTACGTGCCATGTTACCTTTCCTAAAAGTTTGGTGACTCGGACGGGGATTGAACCCGCTATCACTAGATTGAAAGTCTAGCTGCTATCCACTTTGCACTCCGAGTCATATTTTGGTCAGGAGAGAAGGACTTGAACCTTCTTCATCTGCTTCACAGGCAGAGATCTTGCCAGTTAAATGACCTCCTGAATTTTTCGGATGATTTGGGATTTAAACCCAATCGAGTCTGCCTAAAAGTTCTATAGCTTTTAGCCCCTCTTTCTCTAACGATACTATAGATATCTCATCCTGATTTGGCGGAGACGAAGGGAATCGAACCCTCAGTTCGCTTGATCGACAATCAAGTGCCCATTCCATCGAGCTACGCCTCCATATTATTTTAATTTTAAATTTGCTGGGCAAGGTTGGAGTCGAACCAACTTCTTTTTCTCATAAAAGCTTTACGGTATGCTTTTAAGATCTTTCTATCATCTTTCCCTAGCAACTTATATCCTGGAGTATTAGAAACAATAAATGACATTTAATAACCTTTCATTTTTTGGTGGAGCTAGAGAGATTTGAACTCTCAACCTATTCCGTGCAAGGGAAGTGCTCTCCCGTTGAGCTATAGCCCCACATTATTTTTTATTTCATTAAGCTGTTCTTTTTTTCTATCATTCTCTTGAATATCAATTTTTCTTGCATATCCTTTGCTGGAATATTTTTCTATACCATTCATTTTATGAGGTTTACAAAGTAAACATCCAGCCCTACGATTCTTAGGTCTTTTGCGTTTATGATGCAAAAGCAATCTCCTGTTTCCATCCTAATTTTTCCTTTGCTCTTTTGTATCGAGCACCACGACCTTTCTTAGGTTCAAGTATTTCATTTCGCTGTTTTGGTAATGGAATTCGTATTTTTGATTTTTCAACATAAATTTTCATGATATTATCCTTAGTGAGTAAATGGTGGGACGTCAAGGAATCGAACCTTGAATGTACCGTCTTCAGCGGTAGGTGTTCTCCAATTTACACCAACGCCCCATATAATTAATCACAATGTGAATATCGAGTTACCCGAGAATACCAAACCTTTTTTTCATCATCCCAATTATAATCTTCCTTATCATTATAATTAAATGCTGTGCCATAACCTTGAGGATGATACTGTCTAAAATATTTTGCAACTTCTTCTTTGAGTAATTCTAAATTTTCATTTTTGAAATACTTATTGATCATGTTGCCTCCTCGATATGATTGAGCATTTTACTTCACTTATTTTAATATAAGCATTAGTTATCGAGAAGTAAACCAAAACTACAAAAAAAATAGGCCTACCAAAATTTTTTATTGGGAGGCCTATTTTGTAAATCTATGTTCCTAACGTTTAGGAAACTAAGCCACTTACCCATGTATTTTGTGTTTCAACTGCATGCCCTGCTAAAACTTCATTCAATGCATTGATATTAGTCTTATAATATCTTGCACGATCAGTTGCTGGTTTATCAGACACAGCAAAATTATCGCCAAATCTTGGTTGAGCTGCGCCAAGAGCTTTTGATTTTTGTGAATCAATAAAGCCTTGCAATGTCTTTACTGCGTTAACAACTTCATTTGGCAAATACGGTTGTGACATGTGTTTCTCCTTTGAATAAATATAACTTAGAATTAGAATTTCTCTTTACAAATTAGTAATAATAAAGAATTTCTCCATTTTAAACAAAAAAACTACAAACTTGAAATTTCATCTTCATTTATTTCCTCTAGCACTATATCTTCATCCCTATTATCAGGATTTTGATCAATATACATATCTAATTTGATCATTTTTTTAATTTTAGCACTTAATTCTGGGTGTTTTTTGATAAATTTAGCAAATTCCTTATCTCTAAATGAAAACTCTTCAGCATCATCATCAAGCTTTATAAAAGAGATTGGAGATTTTTCTTTTTCTTTTCTTATTAACTTTTTACTCTTCAAATATGTTATCCAAGATTCTTCATCTACAATGCCTTTATCAAAATATATATTGAAAATACATTCTCTAAATGGCGGACCGAATCTAGTTTTTACAACTTTTGCTTTTGTACCAACGCCAATTATATCATTACCAGCCTTAATTTTACCAGCAGTTAATAATCTAAGTCGTACATCTGCAAAAAATGGAACTGCATTACCACCTGGAGGGGTCATAGGGTCACCAAAAACCATTCCGATTTTTGATCTTAATTGATTAAGAAAAATTAATGCAATTCTTTGATCACCAATTTGCCTAATTACTTTTCTTAATCCTTGCCCTAATAATCTTGGTACCATTGCAACTTGAACATTACCAACATCTTCTTCCATTTCTTTCCTTGTTGATGTTCCAGCAATGCTATCCCAAACTATTGTTATAAGCTTATTTCTATCATTTTTTCTAACAGTTTTTATGATAGTTTCAATAATATTGAAAACATCTTCAACTGTATCTGCTTGTGAATACACTAAATTTTTATCAGGCTCTAAACCAAGCATTTTAAGAAAGCTAATATTCGCAGCATTTTCAGTATCAATTAAAACTGATACTCCACCCTTTCTAGCACAATCAGCAAGAATCATATATGCCATTAAAGATTTTCCTGTGCTTGGATCTCCATGAACTTCTGTTAATCTACCTACTGGAATTCCACCATCAATATATGGATTGTTAGATATATTCATATCTAATATTGTTGAACCTGTTGATAACCATTCAGTTACATCAGCTGGCGTTTCATCTTTTCCTAATACATACACTGAGCCAGAATCACCAAGATCCTTTTTCAGTGTATCTATTAGTATATCATTAAACGTTCCAGGCGATGAATCTGACTTAGAGTCTTCTTCATAATCTTCTTTGATTACTACTTTTCTCTTAGCCATTAATTTTTAATCACCTCTTTAATATTATTCTTCATCACCTAACATTTTTTCAAACTTACTGCCAATATCCTCTAATGATTCTTCTTTAGATTCTTCATTACTATTATCAAGCTTAGCAGTACCAAGACTTGAATCATCAGAATTAGATTCATTACCTTCTGAACCACCTACATGTTCATGCAATGCCTTTGTTAATTCATCCATTGATTTCAATGAATAAATTTCGCTAATATCTGGGCATGTATCCAAAATAGCATTTATTTCTTTTTGCGTACCAGCTAATTTAGAAAGTTTAGTTTGAAGCTGTTCTTCAACCTTTACAATTTCAGTCTTATTAAATAAACCACCATGCTTTTGAGGTGATTGAACAGTTACTTTAAATTCTGGGCTATTTTTTGGATCAGTAATATCTACTTGCGCTGTCCCAAATTCAAATGCCATTTTTAACAAAATTTCATGAATTGTTGGACTAAAACCCCATAATCTTACGCCCTTATCTAATTCATCCATTTGAACCATTGGAACATAAACACGACATTTTGGTAATAAAATACCAAGCTGTTTCTTATATTCCTCTTTTTTTGTTTCACGATATTTGTCTAATGTTTTCCAACCAAAATTACAAACATCACATTCAACATTATCCATTTTTTTAGGGCATAAAAAATTCTTTCCAGCAAGCCCATAATGAAACCACATCTCTAAAAATGGATCCTCTGGTGCATATTTATACGGTACTAATTTAATTATTGCAGAAGCTTCTCCATCACCTGGATCTAACCGCCAGAGCTTATCGTTTCCTCCTCCGCCTCCTTCTTTTGGGTTTTCATATTGATTCAGCCTATTTTTAATCTTTTCTAAATCTAAAGCCATGTAGCTCCTCCTAAAAAGGTTATAAGTTGTTTTCCTAATTGTTTCTTACTATATATTATAACAAAAAATGCCTTGGTTTTTATACCAAGACATTCGTTTTTATCGATAATAAAAGAGATCAGTATGAATAGCAGTGTTGCATTTGAATTGATCGAAATCAACTCAATCTTAACGGGTTTGAACCGTATCAATTGTTTTGAGGACAATTTTTACCAGATGTAGCTAAACATTTTGCTTCTTTTTACTATCTAATTTTATACTCAGAGATAAATGGATATAGAAATATAGCGCTTTTCCTATTAAGCTATTTACGGCATTTTCCAGCAAGCTGGCATTTTCCATAAATCTGGACTCGAACCAGAGTCTCTCTCTTATAAGTAGATGTAACTATATTCCTCGCTTCTGATTATTTATTTATTGCCTTTGTTCTAATTGATCCCAAACATTGTTCAATGAATTTGCATAAATTGTTTCATTTCCAGTCCAACCTGAAAGTAAAGCTGTTCTGTATAAATTTTCTGGAAGTACAGAATTATCATATCCTGCTACTTGTACTGAAAATACATTTACCTTTGGATTAACTTCTTCACGGTAAGCTTGAACACATTTTAATACATCGATATGCCTACTATCGCCAGCAACTAAAAACTTATTAGCAATTCTGCCATGACCATACAAATTACCATGACCTGCTTGCATATCAGAATAAATAAATACATTATCCCAATGTTGTTTTTCAGCTAATGCTTGTTCCCAAAATAACCAAATACCATGCTCTGTTCCTCCACCAATAGTACCTCTAAGCCCATTTATTTTCTTGTGTTGCTCAAGAATACCTGCTCTTTTTTTAATTGCAGATATTTTTAATGTATCACCAAAAACTCCAACATAACCTTCATCAGAATTTGCAGCAGTCATTATACTTGAAAGATTTGCAATTTGAGCAACATTTACAGTACCATATTGACTTGGTAATGCACCATGTGCTGAACCTGAATTATCTGCTAAACACATTGTTTTGCCATCAAGCTTAGGAAAATTATCCATAGCTAAATCAATACAATCCTCTAAACCATCAAGCAAAATTGGTAAATGATTTATATCTCTATTACCATGCAAAATATTATGAGCTGTATAATATCTAAACGGGAACTGTCTACCTTTTTCTACTCCATTTTTTAGATCTTCAACAACTATTTTTGCAAAATTTAGATCTTCAGTTTCTGTAAAAATATTTCTTAAATTTCTAAGCAAAGCCATATGATTAAATCTTCCAGCTTCATATATTTCCTTAAATGACTTTCCTTGAGCCCTTAAAGTTTCCCATTTTGTATCAGATTCATCAACTTTAATATCACCAGTAGTCATAAGCTCTGCTAAGGCTTCTGATTTCTTTGGATGGGCAATATTTACAATATCAAATAATCTTGGTTGAATATATTTCTTTAATGCCCATGCTGGAGAATTTGTAAGCTTATCTCCCCAAGCTCTTTTTACAACTGATGGCAATCCTTTTTTAGATCCATTCATATACATATAATATTCAAATTGATTAAATGAATCATCTGGTCTTTGAATAACTTTGCGAATTGTATCACGCAAAAGCCCAGGAGCTTCTTTTGAAAATTCTACTCTTTTTGGATGAACTGCAGCTCTCATTACAATTACAGATGGGTTTAATCTCATTTGATATGCTGAACGTAACTCTACAGCAAGTTTCAATGTTCCAAAAAAATCAAATTCTAATGCATTATCAATTGCATCTTCAAATACATCTTCAGTTGACATTTTTGGATCTTTATAATGAGCAAATAAAAATGGAACTTTATCTATTTGCATATGAACATATGATCTACTTCTGCTTGCTTTTGATTTACGATAATAGGAAGGTTCACCAAAAATTGAAGATGATGCTATAATTTTTAATGTATCTAACGGATTAACTTTATAAGAAATTCCATCCATAAAGTTAGTTACTTGTTCTTCTTTAAATTTACGAACTATTGCATCACGCTTTTGTGCATGTGCTTTTAATTTACCCATATTATATCCTCCTGAGATATGTATGAATGGCAGTTTCATTTGCAGTGAGATGTAGCCAATTCAGTCGCTTCAGTGATTGATTTTATTTTTGTTGAGATAAATAGGGTGGCTTTTTCGTTGTCATTTTAGATAAGATGTAGCCACGGCCCTCGCTTCAGTCATATTTTATTAATGTGCCTTACAATATATTATTAATACATAAGTATGATGATTTAAACTTTAGATGCAATTAAAAATTGCCGGCTTCAAATTCTACAGACTTTTGATATTCATGATCAGCTATGATTAATGAATTTAAATCTACTTTATCATATTCAACAACCCATGCATCAAACCATATATCTCCATATGTTATTCTAGATTTCCTAGCATTTGTTAAATAACCTTGTAAATCAAAATGTATGTTGTTATTGACTATTTCATATTTGCCCCAATGAACAAAATCATCATCTGCCCATCGCTGAAAATCAAAATTGTTTATAAAATTTACATGATCTCCATCAGCAGCTATCCATAACCCTACTAATTCACCATCTGTTGGCAATGTATTTTGATCTGGGCCATTTAAATCTGCTGGCACTGGATCACAGCTAACAGATAATAATAGAAATGATACTATTATTAAACCGATACATCCATTTTTAATCCTTTGTGACATTGATAATCTCTCAATTCAAAATCTTCATAAACAAAATCGTCTATGTTTTGACCCCTATTATTAATTATCATTTTAGGAAGTGTATATGGCTTTCTTTTTATTAGATGGATCTTGTATTTTTCTTAATCCTTCTTGCGCCATATGCCTTATTAGATTTTTATTATTAATAGTTGCATATCTAACAATATCTTTTAAAGCTTTTGCAGCAATTTCCAGCTTTTCTGAATCTGACATTTTAATCTCCTAAAATTCATTCAGAAAATATTCTATGCTGCCAGGTGCTTTATCATCGACAAATATTGTAGCATTTATTTTTCTAGATGTATTACTAGACCATTCAGGATCTTCCATGATATAATCATATTTTAACCCATGTTCTCTAGCTGCTTCAATTGCCTGATCTAAATATTCATCAGTCCTACAAGTCCATAAAACAACTTTATCACCACATTTTTGACATATAATTGCCTTATTAATAACATCCCATATAGGCGCACCAATCATTGGAAAGTTATTTTTGAAAGTAGTTCCATCAAAATCAAGTGCAATTATCTTATTCATTATTTCTCCATTGTTTTATTAAAATCTATTAAGGGTATAAATTTTGTATGTAAATTTTTTCCTGTTATTATTACAACAGAAACTTGTTTTTGTTTTTTATAAGCAGTTGTTATATATGATTTACATTTTTTTATTCCATAAATTGCGCCATTTACTTCTACAATAAAATCCTTATTAATCCAACTTATATTTTCATAATTTTTCCTTCTATCATAATCAATATTTTCTGAGGCTGGTAATCTTATTGTATTTATACCTGAATCAAAAATATGTAAATTTTCTGCTATAAATTGTATCTTTCTTCTTGGCAAATCTTTTCTAAATCTCCATAAAAATGGTAAATCTAACCAATGCTCAGTTATCCAATGATTTCTTGGGCGATACCAATCAAAAGGCTTATTCCATTTCAGGGAATACGAAGGCATTCCATCTCCAGGTAAAATCCATTTCCCCTTATAAGCTGCTTGAATACCATTTAATTCTGCATGTTCATGTAATGTAAATCCAGTTTGACGATGATGTTCTATAACCTTCCAATCCTTGTTTGCATAAATCGTCATATCTTGATATTCTATTTTTTCTGGAATTGCTGCATATTTTTTATGTAATATGTTTACTTTTTCTGGCCAACCATCCCCGATTGGTGTTATAATATTATTAGATGATACATTATTTAGCCATTGTTCTACATTTTTAATATCAACAAATAATTGTGTATTATAGATTCTATTGCCATGACGATTAAAAAGCATTGGGATAATCTTCTTTACTTCTTCTACAACAAAAATCGCATAATGAGTACCTTCACGATAAGCACCGTCATTAACCATTCCATGAAAACATTTTTCTAATTTAGAAAATATCCTCCAGTTCTCTTCATTTTCATCTACTAAGCAACTCAATGCAGCTAGCGCACAATAATGAGTAATTTTTTTATTTGAATTTAATGTCGTATCCCACATCTTAGAAAAAAACTTACGATCATCCATAAGCATTTTTCTAAAAAGTTGTATTTCTGCAGTGTCAAATATTTGTACACATACTTCAGTTATCAATCTATGAATCCAAATAGGGTTCCAATGATACCTATACCAAGGCATGTAAAGCCTCAAAGGAAAGCACATAAGAGGCGTTATCATGCCCTGCTTTAATTCATAATAGGCTTTATTTGCATCTAACATTAAAAATATAGTCCTATGTTTAACCCATTTTTTAACGTCCATTTTCATCAACCTCACTTTCTACAGAACCAGTAAATTTAATCCATTCATTACGTTCACGAATAGTTCTAACTTTTCCAAATTTTATAGATACCCATGATGGTTTTTTAGGGGGGTTCAATAATTCCATATCAGCCTCTATAGGAGTTCTATCAGATTTAAATTCGTTACATTTTTTACAAGATAATGTTACATTATTCCAGGTATTTTTTCCACCTCTAGATTTTGGCAAAATATGATCTATAGTTGAATCACTTCTCCTAATATGTTTTCCGCAATATTGGCAATTACCTTTATCACGATCATATATGGTTACTCTAGAAAATTTAATATCATATTTCGGTACGCCATTGTATCTTGTTAATACAATTACTGATGGTTTAAAATGTTTACTTTTTGAAGATCTCAACATTTCATATTTAGAATCATCTAGAAATTTAGATGCAGATATCCAATCAACATAACTTAATTTTTCAAACTCAGAGCATACTCTTTCATTATAAATATTGAGCATATCATTTGTTGCTATAACATTTGCAGCATCTACAAAAACTAAACCTATTGCAGCTCTTACAGTTGTTATGTGAATTGGAACCCAAGACCTATTAAGAACAAGAACGTTATGTAGCAAAACCTTTTTTATGTTCATTTTTCACTCCAATATTTCAGTTGCTAAACCATAATTTAGCGCATCTCTTCCATCGAAATAAAATTCACTGTATGCGCTTACAGATTCTTTCCAAAAAGTTTTATTTTCATTAGATCTTTCTGCTAATATTTTATATCCAATTTCTTCATGTTTTGCGCTAGATCTTAATGCAGTCTCTATTGATTTTAAATTACTAGCATTAAATCCAATAGAGGCATCATGAGTCATAAATGTTGAACTTGGATATGTTGCTCTATTTTCTGCAGCTGCAAAAATTAACATAGCTGCAGAAAAACATTTTGAAATAACTACAGCATTTACATTGATGCTTCCAATATCTCTATTTTGTATGTTTCTTAAAAATTCATAAATAAATACTGCGTACTCTAATGCACCACCGCCAGAATCTATTATTAAATCAATATCATTTGGCCTATTAACTGCATTGATTATTTCATCATACATAAACATTGCTAATTTTTTATTTATCTTATCTATTTCAAAAGTCATATAGCCTCCACATATAAAAAAAAGAGATAACATTTCTATTATCTCTTAACAATTAAGCTTATATTATTAAACTATTTTATATGTTCTTTCCAATGTTGCCAAAGCCTTACCATTATTTTTCTTTTGTTTT